TACTTCGGAGCCGGCGCCGAAGTATTTGAACGCGTCGGCCGCGATCTTCAGGTACTGGCTCTGCGTCTCGCCCTGGATGCCGATGCCCGCCAGGTACTGCGACATCTTCACCATGTCCAGCTGGGCGTCCTTGGTGTACGCGCCCGCGGCGTGCACCTCCTCCACGATCTTGCCGAGGGTGATGTCGGCCTGCGCGGCGCCCACCTCACGCGTCATCTGATTCTTGCCGTTCAAGGCCATGTCGATGAAGGCGTCGTTTTTGACTGCTTCCTTGAGGGCGGACATGATGGCACCCTGCTCGGCGGTCTTCTCCACCTGCTCGCGGTGAGACTTGTCCAGCTCGTTCTCAGCGTATTCGATGGCCAGCACCAGCCCGTTCAGCGCCGAGCCCAGCAACCCGAGTGGCCCGGGTAGGGTGGAGAGCGCACCCGTCAGGCCCGTAACGGTGCTCTGCAGCTTGTCGGCGCCGAGGTACTTCGACAGGAAGACGGACGACGCTGCGCCGCCCAGCACCTGCCCGAGCGACAGGTTGGCCGACTGGCCTGGCGTGCCCAGGAGGCCCATCTTGGCCCCGCCGAAGAACGCGCCCATGCCACCCGCCCCACCGGCGATGCCGGCGCCGCTGAACGCCCCCATGTTGCCCAGGATCTTGCTCGCCGCCCACACCTCGCCCACCTTCAGGAGGGTGTCCTTGTGCTCCACCAGGAAGGCCACAGCGCTGCGCACATGGCTGAAGCCCTCCTTGAGGTACATGCCCAGCTTCGCGCCCCACTGCTCCACCAGGGCGTCGTTGTCGGTGAGCCAGACGTTGATGGCCTTCACCTCGCCCGCGATGGCCATGAACATCTGGTGCCCGGCGTGGCCGAAGGTGATCTCCACCTTGTCCTGCAGCGTCGACCACACGCCGTCCCAGCTGTCGCCGAACGCGCGCGCGGCGTTCTTCATGGCGGGGCTGTTGAGGGCCTTCTCGATGAGCGCCACACGTTTGGTGGGGTCCAGCTTGTTGAACTCCTCCAGCGTCATGTTCTGGGTCTTGATGAGCGTGGCGGTGAAGCGTTCCCGCACGTGCGCACCGCGCGAGATGGCCTCGGAGATCTGGAGCGCCGCCATGGACGACTCCATGCCGAAGGCCTTGGCCGCGATGATGCCCTGCTCGGTGACGTTGACGATGTCCTTGATGCCGCCGCCCGCCTGCGCCACCGCGGTACTGACCCCGTTGGCCATGCCCTCGAGCTCACGCGTGGTGACGGGCGAGGTGACGGCGAAGCGGTTGAACTCGTCCACCATCTTCCCGGCGCTGATGGTGGCCTGGTCCCAGGTCTTGGCCAGGTCGTTGGCCTGGAGCATGGCCGCGCCCTGGATGCGCATGTTCTGGATCTCGCGGTTCCAGTCGATGAAGAGCTCTTTGCCCTTGTGGAAGGCTTCCCCGACGAGAAACACTTCGCCGAGCGCCACCAGGCCTTCCTTCAGGCCCATGGTGTGGCGCTCGGCGTTCTCCGCATGCTTGGCCATGCCCTCGAGGCCATGCGACGCCTTGTCCTCTACCTCGTATCGGATGGCGACGTCGTAGACCGTGGTGGGCATCGCTACTTCCCTTTCTGCGTGGCCTTCTCGAGGGCCTCGTTCTCCTGCTCAATCTTCCAGTCGATGGCGTCCAGGAGGTCCTTTCTGTCCCGCAGGCTGAGTCGCTCCAGCTCCCACGGCTTGAGCCCACCACCGAGATACCACGCTTGCCGCACCCAGGTCCTCCAGAAGTTCCAGCGACGGTGGCGGTAGACGCTTAGGGCGTCGGGTTCAGCGTCCCCGCCTTCAGAAAACCCTCGCTGTCCTCCGACGACACGGCGTTCAGCTTCTGCCAGGCCCGGATCATCATGGTGCGGGTGCGCACGTTGAACGTGTCCCACGCCTTGAACGGGTTGTCGGCGCTCATTGCGACGCCGTCGACCTCGGTGAACGACAGGCGGTACATCTCGTCCATGATGGCCCCGATGCCCTCTTTGCCGTTCGCCCTGGCAGTGGCGGCGGCGGTGTCCTCGTCCCTGCTGTTGATCTCCCTCACGGTGAAGGTCTTGCAGCTGAGCGGGGAGTCGGCGCGCGAGTACTTCTCGATGTTGTAGCTGACGGTGACCATGTCGTCCTCCTGTTGGCCCGGCGACACCCGGGCGTGCTATGGATGATGCACGCCCGGGTGCCCACCGTCAAGCTAGAACGACTTCATCTTGCGGCACTTGGCCGAGAAGGAGCTCTTGACGTAGTCCTTGCGGCCGCCCGCTTCCTGGCTGTCCAGCTTCATCTTCACGTTCTGAAACACCAGCGTCTTGGTCGGCACGCTGGGGTCGCGGTAGCGCTTGATGAAGGTCAGCGTGACCGCAGGCAGGGGCAGGCCCGCGGTGAGCGCGTTGACGATGGGGAGCAGCACGTTGTCGACGGCCCCGTTCTCCTTCTCGTGGATGAGAAACGACATGTCGTAGCCGTGGTGCATGATGTCCGGCTCCGACTCGGTCTCACCAACGAAATCGCTGTCCGTCAGGTCCTGACGGGGGTTCCACTTGAAGTTCTCCACCTTCGTGAACGACCCGTCCATGGTCTGCCCATCAATGGCGACCTGGAGGGTAGTTTCTTGACCACGAATACGGTCGACGGCCATGGGACGCTCCTTTCGGTCTTACGACCGCTCCGTAACGATGACGACGTTGGTGCCGATTTCCGTCTCCAGCACCAGCTCCAACATGTGGCTGATGAGGTCCACCCGCATCAGGATGCGCTCGATACCCGCGGCGCGGCCGCTGGGGGTGTTCAGCTTCTCGGTGTCCACCTGGTACGCGTTGACCACCCGCTCCTCGTCCTGGAGGCCCTGGAGGTAGTCGATGATCATGCCCGCGTTCTGCTTGCGGCGCTTGTCGGTGTTCTTCTTCTTGACGCTGTGCTTGAGCGCGTCCGCCACCGACAGCTGCAGGAAGTCCGCCATGCGCCGGCGGGTGATCTGCGTCTTGCCGTTGGTGAGGCTGGTCGTCACGCCGGAGACGAAGGCGAAGCCCTCGTTGTCCTCGAGCGCGCAGATGCCCGCCGCTTTGAGCGCCTTGTAGTCGTTGCGCAGGTATTCCTCGTGGTACAGACGGGTGATGCCCGCCGTGTACTGCTTGGTGTCCTCCTCGCCCGGGTGGATGTCGATGTCAATCTGCGAGAGGATGCTGGCCAGCCACGACTCGGGGCGCGAGATGATCTCACCCGCCGTGGTCGGGTCCTGGGTGTACGGGTGGTTGAAGCAGTACACGATGCGGTCCGAGCGGAAGCTGGCCACGTCGGTGATGGCCGTCGCCTCGGAGATCGTCTCGTTGTCCGCACCCATCAGGAAGATGCGGTCGTTCACCGTCGCCGACAGGGTCAGGATGCTGGCCTTGACGGCGGCGCTCATGTACTCGGCGACGAAGACCACGGCGCAGTTTTTGGCCGCCGCAGCGACGGGGAGGCCCTTACCCGTGGTGGTGTAGTCGCTATCCGCGACCGTGCCGTCGGTGCCGCCCGAGAGGGACGACGTGGCGGCGACCGGGGTGCCCGAGTTGACCTTGGTCAGGACGACCACGTTCGCGTCGTCGGTGCCCATGACCGCGGCGCTGTTGTCGTTGGTGCCCGTCAGGTCCAGGTTCGGGTAGACGACCTGCTTACCCTTCTCGTCGGTGACCTTCAGGTCGAAGCGCCCGGCGACACCGTCGGTGGACGGGACGACCACCGTGGCGCTGACCGAGTTACCGTAGGCGCCCGGTCCGTTCGCGTCGAGGCGGAAGATGACCGTGGGCACGGCGTCCGAGAAATTGTGCGTCGCCGTCGCCGCCGCGGCCGCCGCCACGCGCACGACCTTCACCAGGCCGAACGGCTTGTTCATGAGCGACTTCCAGACGTTATTCTGGATGGCGCTGACACCACCTGTGAGGTCGCGGGCGCCGAAGACGTCTTCGAAGCGCGCCTCGTTGGTCACTTCGATGGCGCGACCGACCGGGCCCCGGATGGTCGTGCCGACGATGCACACCTCGGACAGGTTCGCGCCGGAGATGGCCGCGGGCGGGGTGCGCTCCTTGATGTAGAGGCCCTCGAGGAGCGGGATCTCCGATTCGTTGGTCGTGAAGAACGGTGCGGGCATGGGTCTCTCCTCAAATGTTGACGGTCGTACCGTCCTGGTTGATTACCCGCTCCTCGGAGATGGCGGGGTTGTCACTGGTGAGGTCTTCGGTGAACGCCACCGAGAGCTGCTCGATGGTGTACACTTGACGGTTTACCATTGCTGGGTAGGAAACGTCCAGCGTGATGTACGAGTAGCGGCTGGCCTCGAACACCGCCTCCTCCCGCCACTCTTCGGCCCCGTCGCTGTCGGGCAGCACGCACGACACCGTCGCCGCGTAGACGAACTGGGTGCCCGCCACCTTCACGGCGGGGGTCTGGGCCAAGAGCACGCCGATGCGGTACTCGTCCTGATTGAGCGCGTTCCACACCAGGTCTTGGATGTCCTCCCGCTCTTTCTTGGAGAGCGCGGCCACCCGGATCTCCACCTGGCCCTCAAAGCAGCCCACCACGACCAGGCTGCGGTCGCTGATGGTGGTGTCCACCTCTTCGTCCTGGAAGGCGGTGAACGTGAACCGCTTCGGGAGCAGCTGCACCGACGGGTGCACCATCTCCTTCTCGTACGCCGCCTGGATGGCCTTGATGGGCACCGAGCCCAGCTGCGCCTGGAAGGCGGCGGCGATGGCGTCGCACGCGGCCCGCTTGATGGCGCTCACGGCTCACCCCCTGGGGCGCGCGCCGCTTCGTCCAGCGCGATGGTCACCTCGGCATCGAGGTAGGCCACCAGGTCGGGCATGCTGCGCTCCACGAAGTCGTCGCCCTTGTACCCGTACTTCTTCAGCTTGTTGATGATGGCCCAAACGACCTCATCCACCTTCCAGGCAAACTCGTCGCGGGCCTCGCTGCGGCGCAGCGGGCGCATCTGCTGCGGGCCCTGGTGACCCTTGCGCAACGGCTGGTTGATGAGGATGAGCCCCTTGCGGATGACCCACTCCCTGATGGCCGCCACGCCCTCTGCGTTGACCGCGTGGGGGCGCGCGCCGCGCAGAAGGATGCCGATGTGGGGCGACGGGTTTTCGATGCCCATCCAGCCCGTGCTGAACTGCCTCGCCCGCCACGCGGCTCGAGCGACGCCCTCGTCCACGGGGGTCAGCTTCTTGAGCAGCGCCACGCCGCGCACGGTCGCCCGCTTCGTCGCCTTCTTCAAGGCGCGGATGTTGGCCTTGGCCGTCGCGCGGAGGTGCGCGCCGAGCCCGCCAGCGGGTATTTTGACCGTCACGCTCACAGCTCGGTGTCCTCGTTGTTCAGGTGGCGGCGGCGCAGCTTCACGATCCAGCCAATTTCCTTGATGCGGTCGGCGATCGGCGCGGCCGACGGCACGTAATGGCGGGTGTCCAGGCTCTGGCCCTGCCCGTCCGTGAGGCGGTAGAAGAATTCCGTCCCGGCGGGCACGTTCACTGGCGCCAGCTCGTCCTCGGTGTAGGCCAGGCTGACCTCGTGCAGCTCCGCGTCGCCCTGCTCCTCACGGCCACCGCCCTCGAGCTGATAGTGGAGACCACCGGGGCCGGCGGGGAACACCACCGACGGGGCCGGCGTCAGCTGGAGCACCGACAGCGTGGGGTTGCCGGCGCTGTAGTCTCCCACCTCGCCCGAGGGCCAGGTGCGGCGCACAACGTCAACGTTCCACTGGCGGTTGCCCACCAGTGGGTTCACGACACCACGCACCAGGTCCAACACGGGGACCAGCTGGTCAATGATGTTGCCGTCGAGTGTGCTGTTCGGCATCGTCTACCTACGCCCCACGAGTGCACGCGACAGGGGGGCACGTGCACCCGTGGGGACTCTCATCCAAGCCTCGGCATGTTGCCACCTGGCAACCCGCCACCATTGGAGCCGGCCATGCCCCAGAACGGCCCCTTCGGGCCGGCGCCGGCAAAGTAGTCTTCTCGGACCGGGACGCCGAGCAGCGCCGCCAGGCGCCCCACGAACATCCGGCCCTTCGACCGCAGGAGCGCCACCTGGCGCGCTGGGTCCAGCTGCACGCTGCCCGCCGCGGTCACCAACAGCGTCGTGTCAGCGCCGAGCAGCTTCGTATCCACGTCCAGGATGCGGTCCAGGAGCCCCGTCGTCGGCGTCTGCACCAGGGCGAGGCTGTCCGCGTCCTGGTCCAGGGCGTTCATGGCCTGCTCGAGCGCGCTGTCCATCTGATGGAAGCGGGCCGACCAGCCCAGGTACGTGCGCACCTGCGCGCGCTGCGCCGGCGACAGGGCCATGGGTTACTCCTGCTCCTTGGGGGTGGTGGCCGCCCGGGCCGCCTTCACCTGCTCCAGGAGCAGCGCCACGGCACCTTCGGACATGCCCAGCTGCGAGGCAAGCGCCTTCACCGACAGTTGCTGCGGCGCCGCACCCGTGGCCTTGGTCGGCTCCGGCGGGATCTGCTCCCACACCTCGCGGTCGGTGTCCACCGCAGGCTTCAGCTGCGGCGCGACCTGCTCGATGGGCGACGGCTTGCGCGCACCGTTGGCGTAGCGGGTCGGCTGCGACCACAGCTCGGGGATCTCCACCTCTTCCCCGAAGGGGACGTTGATGTCCAGCCCCGGGCCCTTCGCCTTCGCGGCGCACCGGATGACGACGGGCTTGCCCTTCTCGTCCTTGCTTTCGAGGCCGAAGTTCTTGAAACGCATGGTCTTCTCCTGCTCCCCTGTGCCGACACCCGCCGGCGAGCACGATTGCCCGCCGGCGAGGCCGAGCGGACTACAGACCCGAGTCGCCGAGCAGCGACACGCCGCTGACCGCGGCGGCGCCGCCGGCAGTGGCGGCGGTCGTGGTGTGGACCTTGACGGCCAGCGCGGCGTCCGACACCGCGACCGAGGCGTTGGCGCCGGTGACGGCCGAGCCGACGTTGACGAAGTTTGTGCCGTCGTAGGTCTCCATGACCTGGTACGAACCGGCGGTCCAGTTCGAGGCGGTGATCTGGACGCGGGCGGAGGTCACGCCCGACACGTCCTTGACGTTGGAGTCGTTGCCCGTGGTGCCCAGGACGAACGACTGATTCTTCTTGCTCTTGGCCATGTGTAGCTCTCCCGTTCGAGGGTCTCAGAAAAGCCGCCGGTGGTCAACCGATATCGGCGACCACCGGCGGCCAGGTTTGTTACGACAGGTCCGCGATGACGCCGCAGGCGTTCGGGCGGCGCACCTGGAGCTGGGGGTACAGGATCAGCTGGAACTTGTAGGCGTCGCCGGTGACCGCCAACAGGTTGATGCGCGCCGTGAGGGCGGTCGCCATCTGGCCCAGCTGCTCTTCCGCCGTGCCGTGCAGGCGGATCGTCGCGCTCGAGATGCCCATCGGCATCTGAGCCGGGGGCAGCTGGCGGACGAACGTGTAGCGGGTGTTCAGGAAGAGCATCTTCCCGGCCGGGCAGTTCGGGTCGGCGATGACGGGGATGCCGTCAAAGTCGAGCGCCTGGTAGCCGCCGTCCAGCTTGATGCTCTGGCCGCGCAGGTAGACGTCCTGCGTGAAGCGACGAGCGGGCCCGAGCATCAGGCCGTACTTCTCCTGCTGGGTGGCGTCGCAGATGATGAGGTCCGGGCGCTCGCCGCAGGCGTTGAAGATGCTGACGCGCAGGTCGCGCATGAGGTCGATCGTCAGCGCGCGGGGCGTTCCACCGTTGGCCTTCACGTTCGAGGCCCACGTGGAGAACGAGCCGCTCGAGATGCCGGCGTAGGCGCTGGTCGCCTGGAGGGCACCGTTGGTGTCCAGGAGGCCCTGGATCTGGCCCGGCGAGGCCGAGGCACCCTGGCCCGAGTACCAGTCGCGGTTCAGCGCGCGGGTGAGGCGCATGACCGAGCGGTCCAGCTTCTCGGCGAAGAGGTTCGCCAGCTCGTCCGGGTTGCCCGTCGCGGCGGCCGCCGACAGCGCGAGGCCCGAGACCGAGAACGCGTCCGAGTAGTTCGCCCACGGCAAGAACGCCGGGGTGATGGTGTCGTCGCTGTAGGCCGCGACGTCCGCACCTTCGGCGATGGCGCCCGAGGTGTCGGTGCCGTCGAACTCCGGCGTCCACGCCAGCTGCTTCTGGGTACCCGACTTGAACGGGAGCAGCTGGGTGAGGACGACCGAGCGGTTGAACTGGCTGACGATATCGTTCTCGAAGATCGTCGCCAGCGAGCTGGAAATATTAGACAGACTGACCATGATAGGGCTCCGTGTTACGTGCTGCCACCTGACGCATCAACGCCGCGCCGAGCGTGCAACCCGGAATGGAGCCCAGGTCGTTCAGTGCTCAGGACGAGCACCGTAATTACAGTGTAACCTGGGTGGGGGTGGAAGTCAAGCGGCGCGAGCGCGCCCGTCGCTACGACTGGCCCTGGCCGCCGAAGAAAGCGGCGACGAGGTCCTTCTTGGCGCTGGCGATGCGCTCGTTGCGGTTGCCGGCCGCCGGGGGCTTGGCACCCGTCGGGGGCTTGGTGCCCGAGCCGCCCACGCCGCGCGCGGGGAGGTAGGCCTTGCCGGCGCCTTCGGTCGCCCACTTCCTGACGCCGTCGGCCACGGGGATCTTGTCGACGTAGCCTTCCTTCTGCTCGAGCCAGACCACCTTCCCGGCCTCGTCACGCCCGATGCGCCCCTGCGCCTGAAGCACGAGCAGCGCGCCTTCCTGGAGCTCGCCCGTGATCTCCGCGGCGGCCAGCGCCTGGACGGTCAGGTTGCGCTCTTCCTCGGCGAGGCGGGCCTTGCGCTCACCCTCGCGGGCGGCGCGCTCTTCTTCGGCACGCTTGTCGGCCGCGCGCATGCGGGCCTCCAGCTCGGCCAGGCGCGGGTCGGCGGCGACCGGCGCGGCCTGCGAAGCGGCGGGGGCACCAGCGGCCGGGGTCTGCTTGCCGGCGTCGCGGTCGGACAGGCGTGCCTCCAGCTGGGCGATGCGCACGTCGCGCTCCTCGATCTGCTTCTCCACCTTGGCCATCGCGCGCTTCGCGTGGTCGGCCGCAGCCTTGTTCACGAGGTCGGCGATGCGCTGCTCCTCGGCGCGCTTCGCATCTTCTGCAGCCTGCTTCTCTTCGTCAGCACCCATGGTGTATCTCCCTGTGGTCTCAGAGTTTACGAGCGATGCATTCGGGCGTCAAGCAGAAAACGAGTACGATGAGCAGGTCCGTGACCGAGAACATGGCCCGGGTCAGGCGCCACGTGCTGTCGACCCACCGCGTCACTCTACTTCCGGCGGGCCACCCAGGCGCACGCCTCGCGGGCGGTTCGCCGCGCCGCTCCAGCGCTCGTGCCACGCGACCACGGTGCACCTGCACTGCGGGTGGTCCGGCGGCGCCCCCGGGAAGGTGTTGGGGAAGCTGGCGTCCGCCGGCACGACCACCCCGTCCAGCGCGCGGCAGAACGGGCAAACCCGGGAGTCCAGCTCGGCGACCCACTTCTTGCCCCAGCCGGGGCCGTCCTCGCGGGAGAGCTCCAGTATCTGGTCCTGGGTCACCTCGTTGTAGGCGTGCAGGACCTCGGTCCGCACCAGGCGCCGGGCCTGGTACCTGTAGCGCTCCCAGAGCGCGTGGGAGACCTCTTTCGCCTGGCCCTGGGGTGGTAGGGCCATCACGCGTGCGACGCCCTTACGGCCCGTCCCAGTGAGCCTGGCGGCCATCTGGCCCACGGACTCGCCCCGCAGCATGCCGATCGTCAACTGGCGGCGGATGTCGGCCTGGACGGCCGTGGTGTACTTGCCAGCGGCGCGCGCGAAGCGCTCGAGGTGCAGGCGCTCGGCGATCTTGGTGGCCGGGATGAGGGGCACCGGCTTGATGGTCTTGTCGAAATGGATAGCGAATTTGGCCACTTGAAGCTGGAGGCTGGCCGTGGACAGGAGCCGGCCTCGTCTGCCCGCCTTCACGAGCTCATCGCGCAGCTCGGGCCGGAGGCGCTGCACCGCGTTGAGGGACGACCGGACCTGGAGCAAGCTGTTGCGGAGCGCCTGGGCGCTGTAGGTCTCCCCCATTCGCCCCACCAGGCCAGCCAGGTCGGCTGTCAGCTCCTGCTCAGCCGCAACCATCGGGCCGAGCAGCGCGCGCAATGGCGCCTCCGCCAGGTTCGCCACGTCTTCGTTCACCTGGCGGAGCAGCGCCTTCGCGGTGCGGTGGGTCGGGTGCAATTTAGCCCCGGGCGCGGAGGAGCATCAGGCGGCGGAGCTGGCCGCGCTCGCGGTGGTTGCCTTCGACCCACGAGCGGGTGAGCAGCGCGCGGGCCTCGGCGCGGTCGCGCGGGTTGGCGATGCGGCTGGTGGTGCGGCGGATGAGTTTGGCTGCGCCTTCGTTCATTTGTCGTCTCCCCGTTTGGGCCGGCGCCTGACTTTGGGCTTGCCTGCCTTCTCGAGAGTCTCTACCCGCTCTTCCAGCTCGTCAAGCCTTTCTTGCTCGGCGCGGTCCTGGCTCGCCTGGTAGATGCTGACGCCCGCCTCGACCAGGAAGCCGAGCACCGTGACGACCAGGCCCCACTTCTCGGCCTTCTCCACGGCTACAGGCTCGCGACGCTGACGACGCCAATCACGCGATAGTTCGCGTTCAGCTTGACGTGCGTCATGGAGTCGCTGATGGTCAGGAAGCCCGCGGCGGGGATGGTGGTCGTGGAGTAGGCCACGAACGTCGCCCCGTTGTCGAAGCTGACGTTGATGGTCGTGCCCGAGGCGGCCACGAGGGTGAAGCGGCTGTAATTCGCCACCGGAAGCGCTGCGTTGGCGAGGGCGGTCTTGTTCTCGTTCATGGCCATGGGCTACTTCTCCTTCTTTTTGGCGGACTTGCCGCCCTTGGCTGCGGGCTTCTTACCCTTCGGCGGTGCAGCACCATCCTCGGGCGGCGGGGTCTCGCCGGGCAGGACGCCGTCCTCGAGGCGGTCGGACTGGACCTCCTTGGAGGCCTGGTCCATCTCGTCCTCGGCGCTGATGTTGCTCTGCAGCTCGTCCATGATGGTCTCGAGCTGATCGTCGGTGGCACCCGGCAGCGCGCGGCGCGCGAGCTCAAACTTGTACAGCGCCTTGAACGTCGGGGACGGGATGGGCACCGTCTCCAGGAGGGCTGCCTCGTTGACCATGGAGTCCATGGACACTTCGTCGAACTGGTCCATGCCCTGACCGACCCAGGCCTTGTCGTCCCCTCGCCCGTCGCTGACGGTCTCGTAGATCAGCTCGCCGTGCTCGCGGCAGCGGCGGCCCAGGTCTTTGAGCACGGTGGCCGACTGCTGTTGGTCCACCTGCTTGGAGTCGGCGCTGCGCTTGAGGGCGGCGCCGCTGTTGTCGACGGACATGGCCATCATGCTGAGCACGCGGTGCATCTCGTCGCGCAGGTGGTTCAGGAAGTCCAGGGCGACGACGAACGGCGCCGAGTCCGGGCCGACGTAGGACGCGTCATCCTTGTCGCCCATCACGAAGACCCGGCCGGGGCCGAGGGGCTGGTTGACGGCGCGGTTCTGATCCTCGGTGACCGGGTTGAGCGGGTCGGGCGCACCCAGCTTGATGCCCAGGAACTGGAACAGCGAGCGGTACTGGCTCCACGACAGGGCGCACAGCTTGTTCAGGTGCTCGGCCGCCAGCGACTCGATCTTGGCTCCGGCCCACAGGCCCTCGGGGAGGCAGAACTGGAGCAGCGGCACCCGCTTGAACGAGTGCGTGCCCGAGTCGGAGCTGTCCGGCGGCTGCTCGTCCTTCGGTGGGTTCTTCTCCGGGTCGTACTCGTAGACGAACTTCTCCCAGCCCTCGGCCGTGTAGACCGTGTACTCTTCGCGGCGCAGCTTGCGCTCGCTGGTGATGTCGGGCCGGCGCGCGGTGACCATGCACACCAGGGCCCAGGTCAGCTCGCCGTCCTCGCCCGTCTCCCAGTCGTAGACGCATTCCGGGTCGACGCCGCACGCGTAGGTGCCGTCACTGACCTCGGCCTGCTCGCGCGCGCGGTTCGCCGGCTCGTTGAGGGCGGGCGGCATCTCGACCAGCGTCCAGGCGCGCTGGCACAGGAGGGCCGTGCGGATCTGCTCGCGGACCAGCTGGTTGAACGACTTCTTCTCGGCCTTGCGCGGCGCGCAGTTTTGGAAGAACGCGTCGTAGAACGGGTCGCCGTTGGTCTTGCCCGACAGGGCGGCGGGGGCGGGCGGGGGCGTGGTCTTGCCCGTCTTGGTGTTCGGGCGTTGCTTGCCCTTCGGCTGGGCGGAGGGGGCGGCGCTCTCGTCGGTGTCCTCGCTGATGCGCAACGGGTCGTTGCCTAGCTGGGCGACGATGGTGTCGATGAGATACCCCATGTAGGGGTCGTAGAGCATGCGCTTGCAGCGCTCGGCGTAGACCCAGTCCTCCTCGCCCATGTGCTTTGGGAACAGGACTTCGCGAAACTCGTTGTCGCCCATGTCCTTGCGGATCTGGCTCATGCCAGCGTACAGCGACCGAATCTTGCGCCAGTACACCGCGTCGTACTCGGGGTGCTTGACCTTGGCGAGTTGCTTGTAGACTGGGGTCATTTCAGCTCTCCAGTGTAGTCGGTTTTCCGGCAGAGGTCAAGCGGTGGTCGACCTGCGAGTCGCACAGCGGCCACCCGGCGGTGGTAGCCTGTGCAGTCGCACCACATGCTCGTGCTGGGGCGGCCCGGCTTCCACTCGAACGCCGCACAGCCGACGGCGAGGGTGTGGTTGGTGTACAGGTGGCCACAGACGCAGCGATGGGGTAGGCTCATGGCGCCCACTTGGAGCCCAGGCGGACGCGGGCGCCGACGAAGAAGTTCGGGCAGGTGCAATCCCAGCGGCACATGCTGTCGATCCACAGGCCGTGCTCGTAGTTTCGGTGACCGCACGCGCAGAGACGTGCCATGTCGGCCAGGACTGCGCGGTTGCCCCAGATGTGTCGCATGGGTCACTCCGGTCGCCCGGCCAACTGCACGCGCGCCGCCGGGGCGACCCAGATGTGGTCGGCCAGCGGCCACCAAAGCGGCATGGTCGTGTCGCCCACCAAGCCGGGGGGAAGGGTCCACGGCACACCGTGCTCGCGGTAGATGTCGCCGCAGCGGCCGCACGGCTCGTCCATGCCCAGGCTGTGGCGAGGGCCGGCCATCACGTCACCTCCGGCAGACCGCCCAGCTTCACCTGAGCGGGTAGTGGTCGTTCTTCACGGCACTCGCACTCCACGCACGTGCCGGCGAACGTGTGCTCGCCGATGGTGTGGCCGCACTTGCACCGCATGCCCCAGGTGCTGTCATCGAGCATGTCCGGCTGCATCACGCCACCCGTCCGTACGGGAGCGACACCACGCCGCGCTGACCGGCGGGGAAGCGCTGGTCGATAGCGGTGAAGGCGTGGGCCAGGGCGTCCACCTGGTCGTCCCGCTTGTCGCCCTTGCCGGTGAACTTCGTGACCTCGCCGACGAAGGTGTCCACCCACGGCTTGGAGCCCACCGCCGGCACCATGAGCCGCCCGTCGTTCCACGCCGCCTTGGCTGGCAGGGAGCGGAGGAACTTGTCGCTGGTGGGGTTGATGTCGACGACGCGCAGCTCGCGGTTGATCTGGCGCAGCATCTGCGGCACGGCTTTGAAGCCACCCACCGCCTCGACGTAGACGGGCGCCTGCCATCGCTGTTGCGTGGCGTGCAGCTGCTTGACCAGCGCGGGGATCTCCACCTGCCCGCGCCACACGTCGAGGACCCACGCCTTCTGCTGGAGGCCCGAGCCCTTTGCCGCGATGACCAGGATGACCGAGTAGTCGGCGCTGGTCTTGGCGGTGGCGGCGGGGTCGCACGCGATGGCGATGCGGGCACCGGCCAGCTCGGGGAAGTCGTACCGCGACGGCTCGCGGAAGACGTACCCGTCGCGCGGCATCGGGGAGCCCATGAACAGCGACGCCCAGTCGTACTCGCCGACCATGCGGCGGCGCTGCTCGAGGGCGTCGGAGCCCCACACCTCGGGCCACAGGGCCCCACCCGTTTCGTTCATGGCGGGGAGGTTCATGTACTCCCACCGCACGGCGAACGGGTCGTCGGCCTTGGCCGCCAGGGTGTCGGTGATGAGGCGACCCACCAGGTCGTCGTCGTGCCACCGGGCCATGTTGATAATCACCTGGGGCAGCACCTCGGGGTTGAGGCGGGTGAGCGCCGTCGACGTGAACCACTCGTGGATCTTCTGCCGGATGGTGGGCGACTCGGCGTCCTCGCGGTTCTTGACGGGGTCGTCGACGATCATGAGGTTGAAGCCGCGACCCGTCAGCTGGCCACCGATGCCCGTGAAGTACATGCCGCCGCCCTGTGGCGTGAACCACGCCTTGCGCTTGCCCTTCCAGCGGACGCCCGCGCGCGACGCGAGCTGCTGCGCCTTGCCCGACTGCTCGGAGGCGAAGTCGTCGGCGTAGGTCAGGTACGCGATCTTCTGGTCGGGGTGCCTCGAGAGGTGGCGCGCTGCCCAGGCCAGGATGGACTCCGACTTGCCATGGCGTGGCGGCGTCGACGACAGGAAGAACACCTGCTCCCCGAGGTCGGCGCGGTGGAACGCGTCGGCCAGCGGGGTCAGGTGCGTCGGGGGCTTGTACTTCGGCGTCATCAGCGGCACCCAGTCGAGCAGCGACCGGACGCCGTCCATGTTCTCGAGCATCGCCCAGAGCTCGCGCTCCTCGAGGGAGAGCGGCGCAGGGGCGGCGATGCGGGTGGTGGCCGAACGTTGCATTACGACGTCGCGCGCAGGTGGGTCCGCTCGCCCGTCCTCACCGACTCACCGATGATGCCCAGCGGCTCGTGACCCTTGACGTAGCACGCGTTGCCGAAGACCGCGGTGGCGTAGCCCTTGGCTTTGGCCGTCGCTGTGTGGGCAGCGCGCAGGACCTCCAGGCGCTCCATGGCGGAGCGATCGACCAGCACGTGGCCGCCACATCCGCAGCTGCACGCGAAGACCAGGCCGTCGGTGTTGGCGTCGCGCCGTGCGCCTTTGAAGTCGGGACGGGCGAAGATGCCGGCGCGGGTGCTCTTGACGAGTGCGGTCTGGTCAGACATCGGTCTTCTCCGTCTTCGACTTGGGTTGACTGCCCGTCTCCACTGCGGACGCGTGCGTCGGCTTCGCCTCGGCACGGATGGCCTCGAGGCGTTCGCGGTGACGGTCCATGAGCTCCGCCATACGACGCCGCGCGAGCGCTGGGTCGGCGTCAGCGATGCCCTCGCCCGTATCACCGGCATCGCCGCCTCGCCCTGCCAGCGGTCCGCCTAGCGAGCTGGCCGGATACAGGCCGTCCAGGAGAGCGAGCTCCCGGAGCGCGCGTACCGCCGGGCCGTGACTGCCCTTGGCCATGCACTCCACGTAGGCCAGGCCGAAGGCTGCCCGCATCTGCTCGCGCCGCTCGTCGAGGTCGATGGGGGGCGTCTCGGCCAGGATGCGCTTCGCCTCCACGAGGTACGACCGGGCCGCCTTGGAGGTGACCTGGTACTTGTCCATCAGCTTGTCGAGACACACGCGGGGGTGGAGCATCTGCGTCAGGAGCATCATCGCGAAGCGAACACGCTGGCCGCGCTCGCCCTTGACCGTGAAGCCCCCCAGCTGGACCTTCGCCATGACTACCCGTCTCCTCGAGCGGCACCGACGGTGGAGCCGGCTGAAACTCTGGCCGCAGCGTCGCGACCAGCTGGCCTTTTCTCGTCGAAAACCATGATATCTGATGACTATAAATTGCTCGCCGAAATTTGCAAGGGAAATCATCGCATGGCGCCTGGTGCCGGCGCTGGGCCGAACGCGTCCCTACGGGGCTGTGGCTGCGCCTGGCGCCCGAGCACGGGCCCTACCCGCCCACCGCGCGGCGCGCGCAGCTGGCGGCCATTTAACGCGGTGCACTAATCATTTCGGGGCTCTCGCCGCCAAATTCCAGGGGGTTGTAATGGTACTTAGCTATGCGCAGCGACGGGTTACCACAAACCAGAAAACACCCCCCTCTGCTATTACTCTATACTTTTTTTCTTCTTCTTTCTTCTTATATTTATTTTCTTCTTTTTCTGGTAAAAGTGGTAAAAGAATAAAATATATAATAAGAATAAGAAGTTACAATTACCGCGCAATTTACCGCACGCTGAAAATTACCGGCCGCAGTCGCGCCGCGGGGGGTGGGCGGGCATGCTCGGGGGCTGTTGGCATTGCGCCCGCATGTGATTTGTATGCGCTGTTACTGCGCTGGTGACGCGTCGCGCAATTATTCCAGCGCACCTGGCGCACCTGTTTAAAAAAATTCCATCACGATGATTTCTGGACGTTTTCACTCGGATGTGGCCCTTGAAACCGTATGCGCTGATACACTTTCCAGGTGTGTGGCCTTCGTTACAAATAGGGCCTAGCGCCACTGTACGAGTGTGTAGTCAGCGCACCCGAGATGTGTGGGGTTTGTAGCCCCCTGTAGGTGGTTGGGCCACCCATCCGCCTTGAACATTTGCGCACCGCGTTGTGTATTGTAGGCCACCCACCATTCGTTCGGCATACGGTTCCCGACACAGTGGGGCGATGTGTGCAAACACCTTCCTCGCCTTACCGAGCGACCAAAAGGCGCGCAATACCGAGTGCCTACAAAATTGCAAATTCGCTCGGGCGTGGTCATAAATTTTTTCTTGCCTTGGCAATTTTTGTTTACAGGCTTTGCCAGTAGTTAGGGGCCAGCACACAAAAAATACGTTGCAGCTTTTTCCCGCGCCGTGCACAAACGCACCACGGACGGCGCTTCGTAGCGCTATTAGGGGTGTGTCAATGTACAAGGTCAACCGCACGCTGATGATGCGCACCATGGCCGAGATGGACCTTACCTTCACAGCGCTGGCGGCGCGCGCCCAGGTTACGGTGGGCGACCTCTGTGCGACGCATTGGTCGCTGGGCAAAGCAGCCCGCTGTGCCACCGCCCTGGGCGTGCAGGTGCAGGCGCTCATCTACCGGGCCCCGGCGCGCGCCCGCCTGCAGGCCGCCCTTGCCACCGAGGGCGCCCGTGGGTAACGACGCCCAGGACCAGCACACCTTTTTGAGTGCGCTGTTTCCGTCGCCCGGGTGGCTGGCGCTGTGGTCCTTGCCGAGCAAGCGCACCCGCTACGAAGAAACGGCGGACCAAGCGGTGGCGTGGTTGGGGCGCAACGTGGATGAGACGCGCCACGAGGACGTGTATGTCGGTGTCAACGCCCGCCGCACCGCCCTGGAGCCAAGCAAGCGCGGCAAGAAGGCCGACGTGCTGTACGCAGCGGGCCTCTACGTGGACGTGGACATCGCAGCCCCGAGCACCGTGCACAAGACGAGGCACGCCTTGCCACCCACCATGGCTGATGCAGCCGCGCTGCTCGCCGTGCTGGGCGTGGAGCCCACCCAGGTGGTTGACTCGGGCTACGGTCTGCACGCCTACTACCTGTTCGACGCGCCGTGGGTGTTCAACACCCCGGCCGACGTGGCCAACTACGAAGCAGTCTTGGAGGCCCTGCAGGAACGGGTCATCAAAGCCGGCGCAGCCAAGGGCTGGCACGTCGACAACACGGCCGAATGCACCCGCGTGCTGCGCGTCCCGGGCACCCTCAACTGGAAGGACACCGCCAACCCGAGGCCCGTGGAGCTCATCATCGCCAACGGACCGCGCCGCCCCGCCGCGGACTGGACCGCTGCTTTGGTTGCGCCTGTGGCGGTGCCGACCACGAAACCCGCCGTGCAGCCCCAGCCGAGCACCACCGCCACCACGCCCGCCGCCACCACGTTCACCAAGGAAGAAATCTTTGGCCGCCTAGCGCGCCTCAAGGACGTGGTGAAGCATGCGATGGCCGTGCAGCTGATTGCGGGCCAGTCGTTCGCCGACACCGAGCGTGACCGCGCCCTGCAACAGATGGCGTCGGTGGTGGCATGGATGGCGCCGGATAACGACCCGCGCCAATTGGCTGACGAGGTCTTCCGCCCGTCGCTGGCGGTGTGGGCGGGTGAGCCAGGCGCGACCAAGACCCTCCGCGAAGAGCTTCAGAAGTGCACCGACAAGCTGTCCCGTGCACAAGCCGACGCCCGTGTAGAGCGCGCCAGGGTGCAGGCCGAAGACCAGGCCATGAAGGACCTCCTCGGCTACAACGACCAGCCCGACCCGCTGGCCGCCCCCACCGACGCGCAGTACACCCAGGCCGAGCTGACCGAGGCAGCCGCCACCGCGCGCTGCACCATCGGCGACCTGAACAAGCGCTGGGTGGTGCAGGTGGCCGACAGCTTCTACGTCCTCATGCAGACCAACGGTCACTTCGGCTACAGCCCACCGCAGCGACGGGCAGCGCTGGACCCGGGCCTGTACCAGTGGCTCGAGCGCGCCCCGCTCAGCTGGGTCACAACGAAGGGCAAGAAGATTGAGAAGAAGACCATCCAGGACCTCTTGGCCGACTACTCGAGCACGGCCATCGGCGCCGAAGCGTCCCTACGTCTGGACAACAGCTACTACGACCCCACCACCCGCATGTTCCACGAGGCCACCTGCCCGCTGCGCGACCTGGCGCCGGAGCACAACCCCGAGGTGGACGGGTGGCTGCGCGCGCTGGGTGGCACCGACGCCGACAAGCTGCTCGACTGGGTGGCCACGGTGACGCTGCTCCACATCCCCAGTTGCGCCATCTACCTGGACGGCCCCCGCGGCGCCGGCAAGTCGCTCTTTGCCAACGGGCTGGCCAGGCTGTGGAACGGCGGCAACCCCACCGTCATGGCCCGCGTTATCGGCGACGGTTTCAACGCCGACCTGGCGCGCTGCCCCCTCATCTTCGCCGACGAGGCCCTGCCGACCAAGTGGCACGGCAAGCAGACCAGCGCCGAGCTACGCGAATTCATCACCCGCAACCGCCACACCCTGGCGCGTAAGCACCTGGCCAACATCGACATCGAGGGGTGCGTGCGGGTCATCCTGGCCGCCAACAACGACAACATGTTGGCCTTCAACGAGGACATGACCCCCGAGGATATGCAGGCGGTGGCCGAGCGCTTCCTACACATCCAGTGCGCTGGAGCCGCGCCGTACCTGGCCAGCCTCGGCACCGACTACCCGCAGGAGCACGGCTGGGTGCACAACGACGTCATCGCTAGGCATGCGCTGTGGCTGCGCGACAACCGCCCAGTGGCGCGCACGGGCCGCCTGGCCGTCATGGGCCACCAGACCCGCGTCCACCAGAACATCGCGACGCGCGGCATGCGTGGCCTCATCGTCGAGTGGCTGGCCGGGCACCTCAACGCACCCAGCCCCGGCATCCCCAAGACGGCCCCCATCCGCGTGGGCGGCGGGCAGCTGGCCGTCAACGCGAAGGTGGTGGGCGACTACTGGGACCAGTACATCACCAGCGACAAAAACCCGCCCACCACCGCCGCCATCGCCCGCGCGCTGAAGGGCCTGTCCACTGGCGCGTACCCCGAAGGCGTGCGCATCGGCGGCGTGCGGTGCCACGACATCAACGTCCGTATGGTGGTGGACTGGGCGACGGAGAACGGCGTGGGTGACGTGGACGCCATGCAAGCGCGGGTGGACGCCCCGGTGGACGCCGACACGCTGGCCACCGCGCCCACCAGCACCCCGGCACCGCCGGCGACACTGCACGACCTGCAAACGATAGCGAACAAGACCTAGAAACCGACAACCAAGGAGACCACAATGGACATCAAAGAAGAAGGATTGAGCAACGGGCACACCAACCCCATGTCGGAGTGCCGCGCGTGCATCGGGCAGGGCTTCGCTCGGCACCAGCTACCCGAGCCCCCCGTCGAGCTGAACACCTTCCGCGGCGCGGTGGTGGCTTGGGCGCAGGCGAAGGGCTTCTACGACACCTGCCTCAACAGTTACGACCAGACGGACCTCGAGTACCAGCACAACAGCCTCGTGGACGTCATCGCCGCCGCGCCGCTGTACGAGGGTGAATTCGTGCTGGCCCGCCTGCGCCGTGGCAAGGTTGACGGCTCCACCTTCGGCGACGGTGGGCGCTCGTGCTCCTGCTTGCTGGGCACCATGGCCACCGCCGCCAACGCGGTGGAAAAGAAGGGTTACGAGGACGGGGCCAGCCTGGGCTACGAGCTGTCCGAGATGTACGGTATTGAGCACTTCTACGCGCAGGACCTGTTCGGCCCCATCGACGTGGGCGACAAGCCCTCCAACTGCCTGAGTGCCGCGCTGGCCGACCAGTACATCACCGAGCTGCTCATGAGCAACCGCGCCACCCTGGGCCGGGAAGAGCGGGCAGCCACCCGCAAGCTGGTCCGAGCCTTCAGTCGGGGACGCTAGCCCCACAGCCCAAACCGCCCGGGGGCGCTGTAGTGACCCCCGGGCCTTTGTAAACGGAGACTTACATGTCACGTTCTGCGCAAGCTGCACCCTCTGCCCTCGAGCTCGATGAGCTCCAAGACCAGCTGGACGACGCCAAAGAGCGCGCTCGTTCGGCTACCAACCGCCTGCGCGCGCTGGAGGTGGTCGTCACGCACCTGGCGCCCGCGCTGCAGGAGGCGCTTCGCCTGACTACCACCGCCCACACCGTGCACCACGCCTTGGAGGTGTACCAGGGTGGTGCGCCGGGCGGGCCGGTGGCCGACCTCCAGCGCGCGCTGGGTGGGACGCTGTTGGAGCTCCGCAACGTGCTGGAGGCCAACCTGGCACCACCCACCCCGCGCCGCGACAGCGAGGAAGACACCACCGGCCCCATCGTGCTGGTGAGCGCGCAGCCTGCCGACGCCGAGGGCGCTACTGCCCAGGGCCGGTACGAAGAAGAGGAGGAGTAACATGCACCCCGCCGCCACGCCACCGCCGCCACCTGCCCCGCGGCGCCAGGCCATCCGCACGTACCCCCACGGCGTGCTGGTGGACCCGACGCGCCCTGTGGTGGACGACCTCCACATCGAGGACATCGCCCACGCCTTGGCCCTGGAGTGCCGCTTCGGCGGTCATGTGCGGGAGCACTACTCCGTCGCCCAGCATTGCGTGCTCGTGAGCTGGCACGTGCCGCGCCATTTGCGCCTGGAGGCCCTGCTCCACGACGCGGCCGAGGCCTACCTGAAGGACATCCCCCGCCCGTTCAAGAAGGCGCCGCAGATGCTGGGGTACCGCGCCGTGGAGCAGGTGTTCGAGTCGGCCATCGCCTTGCGCTTCGGCCTGACGGCGTGGGGCAGCCCCGCGGTGCACGAGGCGGACATGGTGGTGTGCGCGGCCGAGCAGCGCGACCTGACGCGCCAGCCCGAGGCCTTGCGCAACCCCCAGGCCTACCAGTTTCGCGGGTCGGTGGTGCCCTGGGGTGCCGACAACGCACGCGCGACGTTCCTGCGCCGCTATGCCGACCTGTACCTGGACGACCCCCGCAACGGTGCCGGCGCGTGCCGGACGTGCGGCGGGGTGCTGGTGGTGCACACCGACGGTGTGGAACCGCTCGTCGGCGGGTACTGGCGCCGGGTGTGTGGAGACTGCGGCGGCGACCTAGAGCACCGCGAAGTGCGGGCGGACCTGGGGGACGTGCCGTGATGCGCGAGGAGGCCGTCCACGTCCTGACGCATTACGTGCAAGGGCGGGAGGACTTGAGGGCCTGGACATACCTGAACGCTAGGAAGGTGCTCAAGGAGCTGAACGCGGTGCTTGAACCTGGCGGGTGGAAGCTGGTCGAGCCGAACACCGGAAAACTCGTGTGTAACCAGACCGAAGACGAGCACCCGAGGGGGGAATTCATAACCGCTGAAGAGTACGGATACGGCCCGTCGCTGGTGCGGTTGTGATGTCCCGTGAGGAGGTCAAGGACATCCTGGCCAAGCTGTTGAGCGGGGAGCCCTGCCCGCTCCCCGGGTCGAAGGTCGAATGGGTGCACCTGAAGCCCGAGATGTGGGCCCTGGCTGTTTCGGTGGCGCGCGACGCCGGCTGGGACCTGCGTGAGTCGTACGCCATGTCCTGCTTCGTGATTGCCAGCGTTGCCGCGTCCAGAGACCGTTTCGGGGGGACAGGCAACGCAGGAGACCTGATTGTGCAGCCCGAGTTTGGTTACGGGCCCTACCTGAAGGAGCTGGACGACGATGCCCTATAAGATGCATGACACGCGCACCGATGCCGAAGTGCGCCAGGACGCCACCGCCGCCCGCGGCAAGGCGCTCGAGGAGCGGCTGTTGCGCAAGATGGCCGACAAGGCGGGCGGGACCATCAACCCCTACCCGTACGCGGCCGAGCGCTTCTCGCAGACCGCGCGTGAAGCAGGCGCGCTGGAGTTTATCGGCCAGCTGGACCGCATGGCCGAGGCCGACCGTGTGCTCCAACTGGCGTGGGAGGCGCGCGTCTTCCATGAGGCCATCTGGGGCGACCGCACGGTGCCGATGCGGCTGCGCGAGTTGGACGTCGGGCCGGTGGTGGAAGAAATCAAGCGTGTGGCCTACGACCTGCTCGCCGAGCAGTACGCGGACCTCCACGTCAAGATTCGGCTCGACGCGTGGACCGATGTGCAGCGGCTGAAGCAGTGCCCGGCGCGCACGTTCGGCGGCGCTGAAGCAGCGGTGCGCCGGTGAGAGCCCCGCGTCGGCCCAGGTCTTGGAGTAGGGACGCCAGCGAGTGCGTCCGTATAGCGCGCATGGCGGACCAAGAGGGTGCGCTGGCGTGGACCCGTTGGGCTTCGGCCAATACGGTGAAGCGAATCGTCCTGGACTTCTTTGCGGGCACCTTGCCGACCACCCTGCGAGTGAAGGTGTGGCGTCAGAAAGCCTACAAGGGGTACCGCTTCAACGTGGTCTTCGCCCGCCGCCGTCGGTGCACCCGTGGGTAAACAGCGCCGCACCCGTGCCGAGCGGCGCAGCGTCCAGGCGCGCACGCCAGAAGCGGCCGCCGAGCGCCAGCGCCAGCTGCTTGAAGCCGACCGCGTGGTGCAGCTGGCGTGGAGGGCGGGACTGTTTGACGACCTGGACCAGAAGCCAGGTGGGCGCGTGGACGAGGCCACCGTGGGGTGGGAGGTGCTGCGCCACCGCGTGCAGAACGCCGCGTACGAGCTGCTTCAGGGGCAGTACCCGGAGGTGGAGGTCCGAGTGGGGGTTCGAGGCTGGCGCAGAGACGAATGGAGCTGCACCGAAGAAGACACCCACCCGTGGTGCCGCATCAAAGTGGAGCTGCGCCAGTGGCTGCGCGACGGGCGGTTGCGGCAGGTGAGGACGTCCAAGTGACCCGCCAGGTGACGATGGCCAGGCTCCTGTACCGGACCAGGGACCTGTGGCCCGCCGACTTCCGCCGCTCGCGGCCGCGCGCCTTCCACGGCCCGGCCCAGCGGCCCGCCGCCCTGGCACCTCTGGCGCCGCAGGAGACCATCGACGAAATCATGCGTCTGGTGCGCCTGGGCGGGGACGGGTGGGCCCGCGACATGGTGGTGGATACGCTGGGCAAGGCAGCCGCGCCGCGCGAGTACAGCGAGGTCAACGCCCGCCGCCGCGGTGAGCGAGCCCGCATCATGGAGGCTGCCTGGGAGGAGTTCCTGGCTGGACAGTACCCGAACGTGCGGGTGCGCGTGCGCTGGGGCGCTGTGCAGAACGGGGCATTGACAGCCGGCGCCCGCCCGCGCGGGCTGCTCGGCGCCATCACAGCCGCGCACCACGGCTGGAAGGTGCTGTTGCGCTTCGAGGTGCGTCAATGACCCGAAAAAGAAAGCAAGGAGGTTAGCATGTTCAACGCAATCGTCGGAGGAGCGTGTCTGCACAGTGCCGCCGTGAATATCGCGGACGGGAAGGTCACCTTCAACACCTGGTGGAACCTGTTCTTTGGAGTGGCGAACGTGGTGGTGGCGGCGGTGTACGGATGAGCCGGCCGAAACACCACGTCTCGGCGAGCCAGATTACCACCTATCGCAGCTGCAAACGGCTGTGGGCGGCGGAGAAGCTGGCCGAGCTGACGCGACCCAAGCTAGAGACGGGCGCGCTGGCCACCGGGACCGAGGTCCACGCGATGCTCGAGGACTACCTGCTGACGGGGGCGTACCCTTCGCTGGGCCACCCGCACCTGACCAAGTTTGACGCCGTGGCCCCGATGCTGCCCACCCCGCGCCTGGCGGGCATGCTGGTGGAGCACGAGTTCGAGTTCGAGGTGTACCCGGGCGGGCCTGTCATGGTCGGCGGCATAGACGTGGCCTTGCCCCCGTGGCGGACGTCCAGCCCCGGCCTGGTGGTCGCTGGCGTGGACGACCACAAGACCACCAGCGACATGAAGTACGCCAAGACGCCCGAGCAGCTGGCCGAGAACACCCAGCTGATTATCTACGCCTACTACCTCTTCCGCTTGCCGCAGCTGGTGGGCTGGAACATCCTGCCGCCCGAGTGGCTCCCCATCTGGGAGCACGGGCTGGACCGCGTCCGCCTGCGTCACAACTACATCAAGACCAAGAACGTCGTCCGCCACGGTGACGCGAAGCAGGTCGAGGTGTGGGTGGAGTGGGAGCAGGTCGCCAAGGAGTGGGCGGGCATCGTGGCCGACGTCAAGGACATGGAGGCCCTGGGCGACCGCCTCTGGGACGACCTGCACGCCATCATCAACGAGCCCGCCCGCCTGGACCTGCTCATCCAGGAGGTCGAGGGTGACGCCACGGCCCAGCGGTGCCACATGTACCAGGGCTGCGACCACAAGGGTCGTTGCCCCGAAGCCAACGCGCTGAACGCCCTGGTCCAGGGCGAGACTTCGCTGAGTAACCTGTTCCAAACCGAAGCAACCAAAGGAGAATCCATGGAAACGAGCCCCGGAACCACCCAGGTCGACGAACTGGCCGCCCGCCTCCAGGCGAAGATGGCCGCCCGCACGAAGCAGCTCCCGGCGGCCCCGGTGGCCCCGGCGGCCCCGGTGGCGGCCGAGCCCGCCGCGCCGGCCCCCGCGTCCCAGGTGATGGCCCCCTACCAGCACACCACCCCACCGCCGGGCGACCTCGGTGTGGACGGCTACAAGCCGGGCCAGCCGTGCAACGGTCGCGGCTGGTACGCCTCGAGCAACGGGCAAGGTTTCATCCCGGTGGAAGCCGGACACAAGTGCCCGCAGTGCGCCCACCGCGAGGGGCAGCCGGAGGTCTCCCCGCCGGACGCGCCGTGCCCGATGACCACCGTGGCCGAAGCCACCGCGCAGGACGCCCCGCCCCCGGCCGCCGACCAGGCGCCGAAGGCAAAGCGCGGCCGCCCGCGCAAGACCACCGCTGAGGCCCCTGCCAGCCCCGCCACGACGCCGGCGGAAGAGGCCCCGGCCACCACCGCCCCCGCGGCCGAAAGCGCGCCCAGTGAGCCCCCGGCGGCGCCCCAGGGTGCTCTGGACCGCATCCAGCCGCACCCGACCGACCCGTCCAAGGACATCGTCATGACCGGCGACGCGCCCACGGGTGGCCTGCCCGCCTCGCGCATCTACATCAACTGCCGGCCGCTGGTGGGTGGTGACCAGCTGGACCCCACCGCCTTCCACAAGTGGATGGGCCTGGTGCACGCCGAGGTCGTCACCCAGACCAAGGTCCCGCACTACAAGCTCATCAAGTTCGGCAACGGGCCGGGAGCGCTGGCGGTGGTGATGAAGGCGCTGTTCTCCCAGCTGCCCGCCGTGCTGTACGTGCCGACCAGCCACCCCGAGGCCCAGGACTTCCTGGACATCGCCCTGGCGCGGGAAGGCATCACCGTCATCGGGGAGGTGCGCTAATGGGCGCCACGCCGGAGCAGCTGGAGGACCTGCAGAGCGCCGCGTTCGAGCACCGAGACGCGAAGACCAACCACGAAGCGGCCATGGAGAAGCTGCGCCTGGCCCGCCTGATGCTGAGCCAGCGGGAGGAAGAGGTGGTGGCGACCCATGCCCTGCTCAAGAAGGTCCAGCGCAAGCTGGAGCAGGCCTGCGTCGTGGTGGCGGGTGGCGTGCCGACGGTGGTGCGCTAGTGGAGACGCGCGCGCAGCTTGCCATGAGGCTCCTCGTGCTGGCGGAGGTGAAGGGCTGCTGCACCGGCTTTGAGCGGGAAGCCTGTGTGCAAGCTGCGCGCGCTGTTTTGTGCGAGGAATTCAACGACGTCAAGCTGCACTGGAAGGCCTGTCCGGCGGGTGCGTGGGAGCTGGTCGCTTGCGGTCCCGATGGGGTCGCGTGCTGGTGCTCTGCTGGCGGCTCTTTAAGACCTTGACACCCTAATCAACCCGTCTCAATATCGGAGGAACAAATGCGCTTTCAAAGAAACGATACTTCCCTGCTCTACACCGTGGTCAGCGACGTCCACGTTAAGTACCAGGACCAGAACGCCTGCGACGCAGTGGGCGAGCTGATGCACGACATCAAGCCCGACGGCCTGGTCGTAAACGGCGACTACATGGACCTCATCGAGGTGTCCAAGCATGCCAAGGGCTCCGTCGCTGAGCTGGAAGGCCTGCGCATCAAGGACAGCTTCAACGAGGGCAACGCCCAGCTGGACCGCTGGATGACCGCCGCCGGCCCGCAGTGCACGCACAACCACTTCATCGACGGCAACCACGAAGACCGCCTGCGCCGCTGGATGACCAGCGGGGACAACGCGGTGTGGCTGGACGACGAGGGCACCGACATCGGCAAGCGCCTGCACCTGGAGGAGCGCGGCTTTGTCTACCACCGCGGCTACCCCGAGGCGTACTGCCGCCTGGGCCGCCTCCTGGTGACGCACGGCCGATGGACGAACAAGTACGCGGCGGCGAAGCACCTGGACGCGTACGGACACGCGGTCATGGTCGGGCATTGTCACACGCCGCAGCTGTTCTACGGCTCGGCGCTGGGCAAGCAGAAGGCCGGGTACGTGACGGGCCATCTGGCCGACGTCGACTCGCCCGCCATGAAGTACGCCAAGAAGCCTAATGCGTGGTGTCAGGGTTTCGCGCTGGTCCAGGTGGAGGGCAACGGGCGTACCTTCCACGTGACGCAGATTCAATTCGCCAACGGGACTTTCTACTACGGTGGCCGTCGCTACGGGCGCAAGGCGGGCCGATGACCGAGGAGTTGAACAAGATGGCCCAGAGCTACGTCCAGGTCGAGGGGGGCCTGGTCGGCTCTGGGTCCATCGTACTGCACCAGGCGCGCAACAGCTGGGTGTTGACCTGCGAGCACGTGGTCCGTGGGGAGCAGGTGGTCACCGTGGCCTTCTTGGAGAACGGGCGCATGCGGCGGGTCAACGCGCGCATCGTGTCCGTCGACGTGGTGAACGACCTGGCCCTCATCCGCACGGCCCAGCGCATCCCGCACCGCGCCGAGGTGGAAATCGCCCCCGACGAGCCAGGCATCTACGAGCGCGGCTACGTCATGGGGTCGGCGGCGGGCCTGTATGGCACGGCGGGTGAGGTGGTGATTACCGCCCTGCCCGGCGCGGCGCTGGGGCCATCCTACCCCTGGTACCAATTCACCGGCCTGGCGGTGCAGGGCATATCGGGCGGGCTGCTGTGCAACTACGACGCGCAGCTGGTGGGTGTGCCGCACCAGATAGAGCGGGAAGAGAACCGCACGCTGGGCAACATCGGCTTCGCGGTGCCCCTGCCCGTCATACAGGCGTTCCTGGCCGAGCACCTGCCCGGCGGGGTGCCAGCATGATGGCCGTGGAAGAAGCGCGCGAGGTGCTGGCCCGCTACCTGTCCGGGAGCGACCTGGCCCGCCGGTGGGACATCAGGGGCATCACCGACGAGGAGTGGCCGCTCATCAAGGCCGACCTCGAGGACGTGCTGATGGGTGAATTCACGGTGTACTTTGAACCCCGAGGCCGCGGGGGCAGCATCCGAGGGTACAGGCTTTTCTGGAGCGGTGGAGTCATAGGCGCCGGCACCGTCAGCGAGCTGTCGGACCACCTGTACGTGGTTGCCCGGTGATGCGTCGATTGCCCCGCATACCGCGCATGGTCGTCCGTGCGCTGTTCATTGGATGGAGGCCTGCCCGTAGCGGGGACGGGTGGGCCTCCATCAATCACGCGTGGAACGCTCTGGCCCGGTCGCTCGAGCGCGCGCTGGAGATGCACCCGTGAGACGACCTGTTAGACGGAGACGAGGGACACCGACGGTGGAGATGCTGCAAACGCAGACGGTCCGCCGCGTGAGGTGCCGCTTCTGCCCGGACTGGGACCGCCCGGTCTGGGTCACGCGCGATGGGGGGCGGCGTGTCAGCGGTTTTGACCTGCTGTCCTACCACATCGAGCTCGACCACCCGGCCGAGTACGACGCCCTGCAACGCCACCTGGACGACACGTGCAAGACCGAGCCGGAGCCGAGCCCATGAGCAAAGCTGAAGAGAGCCAGGACGAGATAGAGCAGGTGGTGTGGCTGGCCTACAAAGAGGGGTACTTCGGGCCGACGGCTGACATGCACAGCAACCCGATGCAGATGGCCGTCGCCGACACCGAGAACCTGATTCACCTGGCGGCGGGCGGCCACACGGGGGCGCGCAACATCGCCCGCGAGGAGCGTGCGCGCCTGGTGGCCGCGCTGGAGGACCTGTTCGGGCAGAAGTACCACTTCGACGTGCGGCCCGGCCAGTGGGTCCGGCTGAAGCCACTGCAGAACGTGTTCTGGCGCCCGTGGGAGCTGGGTGCGTTTGATGAGTGACGACGCCTTCTACGCGGCGCTCGGGGCACCTCCCCCGCCGCGACCCGACTGGATGCCCCAGGGGCCCCAGCGCACCGACGAGGTGGAGCGCATCGAGCGCCTTCCACGCCGGGTGCTGGACCCTGGGGCCGTGCCCGACCTGACGCCGCTGTACGCGCGTCCGGGTGGCACGCTGGGGCTGCGGCCCATACAGAACGCGATGCTGTGGGAAGCGGCCGCAGCGCGCGCCGGGCACGGGGGCTTGGTGGCCAGCGCCGCGGTGGGCAGCGGGAAGACCCTAACGACGCTGCTCTTGCCCGACGTGATGCGCTCCAGGCGCGCGCTGTTGCTGGTGCCGGCGACGGTGAAGGAGCAGCTCCTCAACGAGGACATCCCGTACTACAGCGCCCATTTTGAGCTCCCACTGGAACGCCTGCGCATCGAGACGTACGAGTCGCTGAGCACCGACTCCGACGCGGACGTGCTGTTCTGCGACCCCGACCTGGACCTGGTCATATGCGACGAGGCCCACTGCCTCCGCGACAAGACCTCGGCGCGCAGCCGGCGCTTCGAGCGCTTCGTTGTGGCGCGGCCGCGGGTGCGCTTCTGCTTCCTGTCGGGCACGTTGACCACCCGCTCCATCTTCGACTACGCCCACTTCTGCGAGTGGGCGCTGCGCAGCGGCTCGCCCGTCCCGTTCGCCTACCGGGAGCTGTTGGCCTGGAGCGCCACGCTGGATGCGGGCGAGGACCGCGCGCCAGCCGGGGCCCTGGCCGCGTGGTGTAACCCCGGAGAGGACGTGCGCTCGGCCTTCCAGCGCCGGCTGTCCGAGACCACAGGCGTGGTGATTACGACCGCCGGCTCGTGCTCTGCGGCGCTCTACATCCGCCGGGTGGATGTGCCCCAGCCCCAGGCGGTGAAAGACGCCCTGGCGACCCTGCGCGGCGAATGGCGGGTGGGCGAGGAGCTGTTCGACCAGGCCATGGCCGTCTCGGCCGCCGAGCGCCAGCTGGCCCAGGGCTACTACCTGCGGTGGGACTGGCCCGGCGGCGTCGTGGACGAGGAGTGGGTGGCCGCCCGAAGCGGGTGGTTCGGCGCCGTCCGCGCCTACCTCCGCTACAATAACCGGCCCGGCATGGACTCGCCGTCGCTGTTGGAAGAGGCGGCGAAGACGGGTAAGTGGGACGGTGGCCTTGCCGCGTGGCAGGCCTGGGACGCCGTGCGCGACCGCCCGCAGCCCCCCACGGTGGTGGACTGGACCTCCACGTACCTGGTGGCTTTCGCCGCCGATTGGGCCGCCACCCGCCGCGCCAATGGCGAGCAGGGCATCGTGTGGTTCGCCAACGACTGCATGGGCGAGGCGCTGGCCGCCGCTGGCATACCCGCTTTCTTCGGTGGCGACACCCGCGCGCTGAAGGCGTGCCGCGCGCCGGTGGTGGCGTGCAGCATCCAGGCGTTCCACCGCTCGCTAAACCTGCAAAGGTACTGGTGGAACCTGGTCCTGCAGTGCCCCGGCAACGGGCAGGTGTGGGAGCAGCTGCTAGGGCGCACGCACCGCCAGGGGCAGACCCACGACGAGGTGTACGTGGACCTGGTGATGCCGAGCGGCGCCAGCTGGGCAGCGTGGAAGCAGGCGCACCTCGACGCTGAGTACGCCCTGGAGAATTTCAAGCAGCCGCAGAAGCTGTTGATGGCAAGCAAATCGATGGGAAAAGGAGGAGACGATGTGGTCTGACCTGGAGAGCGAAGTGGCGGAGGAATTTGGCCGCCTGGCTGACGACCAAGACAGTGAAATCGACACCGTCATGAACCGCCGCCTGGCGTACGAGAAGGTGAAGGTGGCAGAGCGCGTGAAGGACTGGCGTGCTCGCCGCCGCCTGCGCGACCCACAGGCACACAAGCTGGAGGCCGAGCGCAACCGTGAGCGGTGCCGCGCGTGGGCCCTGGAAAACCGCCCGGCTGCGCGGCCACGGGTGCGCACCCTGCAGGAAAGCCCCCTGGAAAAACACCAGGTTGCACTCAAGCAACGCAACGTATTGGCGCAGCGTATGGCTGCCCGCAAGGGTGCCAGAAAGCAAAGGGTGAGCAAATGAGCGATTCCATTCAGGTCGTCGACGGCCCCGAGTACATCTGGCAGCGCCGCGAACTCGACATCCAGCCCGACACCGACTACACCCAGAACGAAATCGGCGTGGAGGCCATCCTCCTGACCCGTACCGTGGAGGCCTGCCCCGCGTGCGGCCGCCCGGCCATCTGCATGGCGGTGACCTGCCCGTGGGGCACCAGCACCGCCTTCATCCACAAGCGCAACCAAGCCCAGGGCGAGGCGACCGAGGTGTGCATGGCGGTGCCCCCGGGCCAGCCGACCCTGGTCCTGTGCGACAAAGACGGCAACGAGACCTACCGCGGGACGCCGATGGGCGGCGCCTCGGGAAACTAACGAACGAAGGACAAGGAGAGCGAACATGGATAATTCGGTCAGCTTTGATGGCATCGAAGGCGCGCGGGTTTCCGAGGGTGGCGTCTACTTCAAGCCGGGAGCGTACAAGGCCCGCATCCTGTCGGTGAAGGCCCTCAAGGACCGCAAGGGCGTGGGCACCTTCGTCGTGGAGTGCGAGCTGCTCGAGTCGAGCGAGGCGGCGCTCCCCAAGGGCACCGTGTGCAGCTGGGTCGTCAAGCTGGACAAAGAGCCGGCGCTGGGCAACATCAAGTCCTTCGCTGCGGCGGCCAACGGTGTGCAGCCGAAGGAAGTCACGGCCAAGGCCATCGAGCTCATTGTGAGCGCGGGCAACCCGCTGCGTGACACGGTCATGAAGGTGAGCGCGAGCAACATCAAGACCAAGTCGGGCAGCGACTTCACGAAGGTGACGTGGCAGGCCGACGAGGAGCCCACCGCGTAACCCGCACCACCCACCAGGGGAGCCAAGGGGCCCGGCGGCCAACCACCGTCCGGGCCCTTTGCTTGTCCACAGCAAAGGAGACGTCGTGAGCAAAGAATACGTGACCAAAGACAGTGGCGCGCGGCAAGAATTCGGCACCGGCTCGGTTCGTGACCTGCCGACGGGCAAGGGGCGCTACGACCTCATCCCCACCGAGCCGCTGCGGCGCCTGGCGGGCCTCTACGAGCGCGGCGCTGCCAAGTACGGCGACCGCAATTGGGAGAAGGGTCAGCCCCTCATGCGCTACATCGACAGCATGATGCGACACGTGAACTGCCTGGTGGCGGGCGAGCCCGAGGAGGACCACGCCGCCGCCATCGCGTGGAACGCCTTCGGCTACATGCAGACCCTCGCCGCCATCGAGGCGGGCAGGCTGCCCGGAGAGCTGGACAACCGTCCTGCGCCGGAGCCGCAGTACACGGCCACGCCGCCCGTCTCGGAGGCCGCGGACGCGCAGCTGGAGCTGCCCATCACCGAGCCCGACGGGCCGCTGGCGCAGGCCTTCACGCCCGACGAGGAGCAGTGGTTTCGCACGGGCGAGCCGCTGAAGGTGCCGACCCCGGCGCCCGAGACCGAGCAGCTGACGCGTTGCAACGACCCCCACTGCCAGATGTGCCCGCTGGAGCAGTCGCTGGCCAAGGCGTTCACCCGTCGCGGACGAGGCCAGTGATGGGCACCAACGCCAACGGAGCGCTCACCAGGGCGTACCTGGAGGCCACCGAGCAGACCGAGCCCAACGGCCCCCAGGAGCGCGAATACTACGCCCTGGGCCTGTGTGGCGAGGCGGGTGAGGTGGCCGAGCTGGTCAAGAAAGAGGTCTACCACGGCCGGCCGGCGCTGGCGGGGGACGTCGCCAAGGAGATGGGCGACGTCCTGTGGTACCTGGTGCGGCTCGCCCGCTCGTACGGGTGGACGCTCGAGGAGCTGCTGGAAATCAACGCGATGAAGCTGGCCTTGCGGTACCCGCGGGGGTACTCGCACGCCGCGTCGGCCGCGCGCCTGGACACGAAGGAGGGCTGAGATGTACACGGTGGCTTTCGACACTGAAACCCACCGCATCAAGCCCGGTCAGCTGACGCCCCGCCTGGTTTGTCTATCGACGAGCCAGGCGGGGCGTTCGGCTTTGATGGACCGGAAAGATGCGCTGGCCTGGGCCCACAAAACCATCCCCGACCCGACCGTGCGCCTGGTCGGGGCGAACACCCCCTACGACATGGCAGTGCTGGCGGCGGAGGACCCGCGCCTGCTACGCCCCATCTTCGAGGCCTACCGCGACGGGCGCGTGGTGGACGTGCAGCTGCGCCAGAAGATGATTGACGTTGCGCGCGGGGAGCGCAAGTTTCGCCGCAGCGGCGGGAAGGTGGTGCCGGCGACGTACAATCTGGCGGCGCTGTCCGAGTATTGGCTGAACGAGCACCTCGAGAAGGCAGCCACCCCGCGCCTGGACTACCACCTGTTCGACGGCCTGCCCGTCTCAGCGTACCCCGCCGAAGCAGTGGAGTACGCCCTCAAGGACGCCGTCAAGACGGAAGAGGTGTGCACCCGCCAGGAGGCCTACATCAACGACCCGCGCGCCGTCTGGGCCCGCCTGAAGGTGCCACCGCTGGCCGACGAGGCACACCAGAACCGCGCCGCCTGGGCGCTGCACCTCATGAGCGTCCACGGGCTGCGCACCGATGGCGCCTACGTGGCCAACCTGGTGGGGGCGCTGCAAGCTGAGCGCGCCGAGGTGGTCAAGGAGCTGGTGAAGGTGGGCTTCATGCGGCCCGACGGTAGCCGGGACATGAAGAAAATCGGCGCCGCGGTCGAGGCCTGGTACACCGCCGCCGGCAAGGAAGTGCCCCGCACGCCGACGGGTAAGCCGAAGTGCGACGAGGAGACGTGCGGCAACACCAACCACCGCGAGCTGCTCATCTACGCTGCGGGGCTCGAGAACCAGACCATCCTGGCGAACTGGGTCAAGCACATGGAGGCGGGCGCACGCCACCCGCTCAACCCGCGCTACGACTCGTTCTTGGAAACGGGCCGCACCAGCGCCAAGGACCCACCCATCCAGACCCCAGCGAAGAAGGGCGGCGTGCGCGAGTCGTTCGTGCCCCGTCCGGGGTGGCTGTACGCCTTCGCCGACTACGACACCCTCGAGCTGCGCACGCTGGCCAAGGAGTGTGAGGAGCTGTGTGGCTTCTCGGCCATGGCGGACGCCCTGCGCCGCGGGGAGGACCTGCACCTGGCCATGTGCGCGCAGCTGATGGGCCTCACCTATGCCGACGTGGCGGCGCGACGGGCGAAGGGCGACGTCGAGGTGGAGAAGAACCGCGACCTCTGCAAGATTGCAAACTTCGGCTTCCCGGGCGGCATGGTGCCCGACACGTTCCGTGAGTACGCTGCGGGCTTCGGCGTGGTCATCTCCAAGCGCATGGCGCAGGACCTGTACGACACCTGGCAAAAGTCTTGGCCGGAGATGCGACGTTACTTCAGCATTATCAAGGGCATGCTGGGGCCACACGGCGCGGGCACCATCGTGCAGTCGAGGTCCCTGCGGGTGCGCGGCGACGTGAAGTTCTGCGCCGCCTGCAACACCCGCTTCCAAGGGCGCGCGGCCGATGGCGCCAAGGAGGCGCTTTGGAACCTGGCGTGGGAGTGCTACCTCGGGGACTACTACGACGGCCGCCCCGGGCGCTCGCCGCTGTTCGGCTGCCGGCCCGTGCTGTTCATGCACGACGAGGTCGGCTTGGAGGTGCCACCCTGGGCCGATGCCGACGCCGCCGCCCGCCGCCTGGGCGAGGTGATGTGCGAGTCGATGGGGGAGTGGGTGCAGGGCATCCCGGTGAAGGCAGGCCCGGCGCTGATGCGGCGCTGGCACAAGGGGGCCAAGGCTGTCGAGGTGGGCGGGAAGCTGGTGCCGTCGCGGCCGGAGAAGTACACCGAGGGCGGGAAGACGAAGGTGCGCTGGGTTGCCGACGTGGCGGTGGCGTCGTGAGCCGCTTCGAGGAGGTGGGGCACATCATCCGCAGCTACGCGGACAGCTTGGAGTACACGAGCAACGCGTGGCTCGCATGCCAGCTGGATGAGCTGTTCGGGGACCAGTACCCGGAGATGCAGATTTTGAGCGTGCGGCCCGAGGACTGGCGGGGGTGCTGGGTGGTGGAGATGCTGTTCAACGGGGCTAGGATACAGGTTGATTTTGAAAGCCCACGCCAGCGACGGGCAAGGGAGTGGGCAGCGGAGCGCCGGCCTATCCTTGCGGGGGCGCGGTCGCGGTGGCCTCACCCGCTCGCCGCGCCGGCACCACCTCCAGGTCCACCCAATCCGAGTTCTGGTACGGGCGGATGCGCACGTCCACGTTCGGGAACTGGTCCTGGAGCAAGTCCAAAGCGGCCTGTCTCAAGTCGGCGTGTGTCCCGCGGGAGTTCTTCTTCGAAACCCACTCGGTGAAGTAGTCGCTGTTGCAGGCGACGTCCAGCACGTGCTGGGCTTCCTCCACATCCGGCCGCGCTGCTTCCTTCGCTTTGCTCATCGTCTATCCTCCGCGTGCGCTGTAAACTCGACCGTCTTGGAGCCCACGTGGTAGGTGGCCTCGACGGTAATGCCCAGGTGACCTTCCTCGGCCAGGCGGTCCTCGCAGAACTTCTCCATCTTGCCCCGGGTGACATCGTCCATCGGGCGGCCCATAAACCTGACGACGGCCAGCTGGCCGATGTCGGTGTCGAGAGCGAACTGGGCTTTCGTCACGCGGCGGATGCGGCGCAGCTTGTACACGGCGTCGCGCAGGACGCCCGCTTTCTTGGGGTTGCTCACTTGCGCCTCCCGATCTTCTTGACGTGGAAGAGGCCCAGAGCGACGGCGTCGAGAACATTGTGGAAGAGGCCAGCGGGCCGACAGAGCCGGATGGCGGTCTTCTCCACGTCCGTAAGCAAGGCCATGGCGCGCGCGTGCGAGATCTCCTTGGGGACCTGGCCCTTCCACTGGCGGGGCAGGTAATACGACACCGCCCCGCCGGCGAGGCCCATGCACGCCCCAGCGACGGCAGTGAGGTCAATCAGATCGTTCGGGTTACCTTTGCTGTGGCCGAACGAATAGACCTGGGGGATCTCGATAACCAGGTCGCAGTCGCACAGCGCCACCTCCGCAGCGACGGCGCGCGCCATAGGCTGGGCGTTCAGCGGGCCCGGCATGTCCACGGTGTTCTTGACCAGTAGCGCGTCTATGAGACGGCCGGTACCGTCCCACACCGACACACCGCAGTGGTGCAGTCCAGGGTCGACAGCGACAAGCATGAGAGGAGCGTAGCGACGGGCGGGCCGCGAGTCAACAACAAAATCGTGTGCGTCCCGGCCACCGAAAAAGCCAAGGGCCGCTCCGGTGCTGCAAAATAGTTGCAAAAAATATTTGCAAGGTACGTCCGGTGCCGGTTACAACTTCAGCATGCAAACGCTGGCCGCTTCCAACGCCTCGTCGCTGCCCGGAGTCGTTACCACCGCGCACAGCCGCCCGCGCCGCTACCGTCTCACGGTGGTGGGGGACATGGTGTGGTTCACGCGGCTGACGGCCCGCGGGGCGCCGGCGGCGGAAGCGTTCAGCTGGTCGGTGGCGGACGTTACAAGCATGCTGGCGGCGGGGCGGCTGGCGCCCGTGCTGCACTAGGAGGGCGACGATGCGGGTGGCCGAACACATCAACGACATGCCTACGCGGCGCGTGCGGCGGGGCGACTGGGACGAGGAGCCCACGGCGCGGGTGGTGTACCTGCCCGCCACGCTGCGGCGGTTCTACGACAGCGCGGACGTCTATGAAGCCCTGGAAGGGGCTCTGGTTGCGGTGGACAATTTGGAAACGGAGGACAGCAATGGCGATTGACAAGGAAATTCCGCAGGTCTCGTTCAAGCAGGCGGAGGCGGCCATCCTGGCGGGCCTCGAGGCCAACATCGGCACCATGCTCATCGGTGACCCGGGCGTCGGCAAGAGCGCTCTGATGCGCCAGGTGGCAAAGCGCCTGGGGACGCAGCTGGCGGTGGTCATCGGCTCTACCATGGACCCCACCGACCTCGGTGGCATGCCCGTCGTGCGGGTGGACGGCAAGGGCATCGACCGCATCCCGCTGGAGCTCATCCGCCGCCTGTGCGAGCAGCCGGGCCTCCTCTTCCTGGACGAGCTGGCCTGCGCCCCGCCGGCGGTCCAGGCGGCCATGCTGCGCGGCATCCTCGAGCGCTGCTTTGGCGACTGCGAGCTGCACCCCGACACGCGGGTGGTGGCCGCGACCAACCCGCCCGAGCAGAGCCCCGGTGGCTCGGAGCTGTCCGCGCCGCTGATGGGCCGCCTGGCGGTCTTCCACCTGCGCCCCACCCACCAGGAGGTGCAGGACTTCTTTGACGACCTGGAGGACGCCGCCCTGCCCGGCTTGCGCGACGAGGCGCTGGAATTCGCCGCCACGCTGCGCGTCCAGTCGGACCTGCTCCAAATCGACATCCCGGACACGGCCGTCACGGGGAACAAGCCCTGGGGTGCGCCCCGAGCGTGGGAGCGCGCGCTGCGGGCCCGCGCGGCGCTGGGTAACGGCGACAAGGTGGTGCGCCAGATGGTCACCGCCTCCAACGTCGGGCAGACCCAGGCCCTGGCGTACGAGGCCATCATGGACCTGCGGAAGTTTCTGCCCACCATCGACGAGTGCCTGAAGGACCCGGAGAACGTCAAGGTGCCCGACGACAAGCGCCGCCAAATCGGCGCGGTGGGCCTCATCGCCCGCGTGTCGGAGCGCGACAAGTGGGCCGCCATGATTGTCGCCGACCGCCTGTGCGCCGAGCTGCGGGCCGCCAGCGGCAAGATGCTGATGAAGCGCTCCGGCTCCACCGAGGACGGGCATGCCGACAGCCCGCACCGCAAGAAGGGTGCGCTGGCTCGCCTGAACATACTGAAGTCCCTGCCGAAGCAGGCGGCGCAGCGCTAACTGTGCGCATCCTGTCCGCCATGCCTACCGCGCCCACCCCGGCCCGCCGCCACCAGGTGCTAGTCATCCTGGTGGCGGCGGAGTGGGCCGGGTACTTCGCAAGGTGCCGCGAACACTTCGATGCCGAGCAGCTGGCCTACGAGCTGCTGACTGAGGAGTACCACGACGTGGACGTTGCTGCGTACCTGGCGGTGCCGCCGGACCTGTACCACGGCGTGCGCTGGTCGTTCCGGGTCAACAACTCCAAACTGGAGGATTTCGAATGAGCAAGCAGGACATTATCGGGTTCAGCATCGTCGGCACGTGGGTGGTGGTTGTGGTGCTCGTGCAAATTGTTCTTTCATTCATATCGGGTGCGCAGGAAGAGTTACACGGACCCGACCACGAAATCAAAATAGGGAGGGTGGGGTTGGAGGCGTGGCGCACCTTGACCTTCATCTGGCCCGTGGCACTGGTCGCACTCCTCGTTTTCACCCCGTTCTATCTGGCGAGCAGGTTGGGTAAAGGTGCGGCCCGTCGCCGCCGAGAGAAGTGGCTCGCCCGCCAGCCGAAAGGTGACGGTAGCCCATACCGCTCGGGGGGTGCGCTGTGAGCGTGCTCACCGACAAGCTGCGCGAGCTGGGCATTGGCGTCGGGTGGAACCACCCGTTCTTCCTGCCCGCCCTGTCGCGGCTCACCATCGTCGAGGACGAGAAGACCGAGACCATGTCCGTGCAGCTGAACGGCAAGGTGCGGGTGAACGCAGCCTGGGCAGCCACGCTGAACGAGCAGGAGCTGGCCGGGGTGCTGTTCCACGAAATCATGCACCTGATGATGAACCACGCCTACCGCCAGGAGAACCGCACCATGATGGTGACGGCCGAGGGACACCCCCGGCCCATCTCCCTGTTCAACATCACGGCCGACATGGCCATCAACCAGGTGCTCAAGGAGATGGGTGTCAAGCTGCCCGGTTGCGCCATCTACCCGCCCCAGGGGATGGAGGACAAGAACACCGAGCAGCTGTACGAGCAGCTGGCCGAGCAGGTGCGGGAGAACGGCCAGGGCGGGGGAGGCGCGGTGCTGAAGCTGGGCCGTGGGTCCAACGGCACCGGGTCCAAGGGCGGGGAAGGCCCCCAGCCGTGCGCCGGCTGCGGCGTAGAGCCTGGGGAAGAGCCGGGGGGTGGTACGGGGGAGGGTGACAAGGCTGACGGCTCTGGCGGGCCTGCGGGAGAGCCACAGACGCCCCAGGAGTGGGAGCAGGAATGGGAGAAGGTCGCGGTGCAGGCGCGCAACATCGCCGCCGGCACCGAGGCGGGCAAGGCACTCGGGCGCCTGTTCGAGCGCCGCCAGGCCATGCGCTGGAAGCAGCTGCTCAAGTCGACGGTGGCCCGTGCCGTCGCCCAGCATGGCCGCGACGAGCAGACCATGTCCCGCCGCAACCGCAGGTCGCCCGCCCGCATCATCTTCCCGGGCTGGAAGAGCACCAAGGTCTCCGTCGCCTGCATCGTGGACTCGAGCGGGTCGGTGTCCGACGAGCAGCTGTCCAAAATCGTGGATGAAATCGTGGAGATTGCCCACGTCGGCGAGGCCCGCATCTACCTGGTCACGCACGACGCCGTGGTGCAATTCTCGGGGTGGGTCGACGGCATGGACCGCACACGGGTGGCCCAGCGCACGCACATCGGCCGCGGGGGCACCGCTTTCACGCCGGCTTACGAGGAGCTGGACCGCCAGCACAAGAAGTTCGACGCCGTCATCCACCTGACCGACGGCTACCCTTGCGAGCCGTGGCCGCCGGCACCGCGCTCGGGCCGCCGTTTCGTGGTCGCCCTGGTGGCGGAGTGCACGGGCGGGTGGCCCGACGGCACCCAGGTCGTAAACGTCAAGGTCTAGGAGAAGGTAGCGGAATCGCGAAGAAAAGTCCTTTCACCAAACGAGAAGAGGCCGTACTACTGGCCATACGGAGGCATCAAATGGACGACATCGCCAAGCAGTACACGGACATCGCCGCCAGGTACACCGCCGCCCGCAAGGTGCTGTCGGATGCGAAGAAGGCCCACGGCAAGAAGTCAGCCGAGGCCAAAGCGGCGCGCAAGGCTGCCCGTGCCATCAAGAAGGAGCGCGTGGCCTTCGTGGCGGCCAACCCCGGCTTCACCCCGCCGCCGGCTAAGCGCGGGGGGCGCAACCTGGGCGCCGCGACCAAGAACACCTCCGCCGGGGACCTGCTCAAGCTGTACTTCGAGCTCAACGAGGTGCGCGGCTTCACCATCAACGAGGTGGAAAAGCTGTTGAAGAACGGGCAGGTGGAGGAGGCGCTGGCGGGCAGCATCACGCCCAACAGTCTGCGCCACGGCATCCGCCCCACCCCGCCCCCGGCGGCCCCGGTGGAGGTCGTCAGCGCCGCCCTGGCCATCGCCGAGCGCGTGCAGGCCGACAGCGCGCCCATCATCATGCAGCCGGCGGTGGAGGTGCCGGGCGAAGCCATCCCCCCAGCCCCGGTGGCCCCGGTGGCGGTGGGTGTGCCCGCCGGCTCCCTCAGCGGCGCCATCCTGGGCATCCTGCGCATGGCGGCCGAGCCGCTGACGCCCGCCCAGGTCGCCACGCTGGTCAAGACGGCGGGGGAGGGCAGCATCACCTCCAAGCAGGCGGCGGACGCCCTGGGGCGCCTGGCGAAGCAGGGCAAGGTCAACAAGGAAGGCAGCACCTACTCGGTGAAGGCGTAACCGTGGCGGACACCAAGCTGCACCCGGGTGACCTGGTGGCCTACGACCCCGCCTTCCTGCGGGCAAACAAAGCCGACCCGCGCGAGTACCGCCGCCGCGCCCAGGTCATCAAGCAGCGGGAGGGGAACCTGGTGTCCCTGGAGTGGGCCGACGGCTTGGGCCCGCAGACGGAGACCGCCCGCCACCTGGTGCGCCTGTGACCAAGGAGAAGCCGATGCTCGTACTCGACGCAAAGAGGTTGAAGTCTCTCATTGCCCTCAAGGGCTGGACCCAGGGCAAACTCGCTTTTGAAGCGGGTATGTCTCCGTGGGAGATGTCCAGGCTGATGCAGGGCAAGTGCGCGCTGGAGGGCTCCACCGCCACCAGCATCGCCCGCGCGCTGGGGTGCAAGACCTCGGACTTTGCGGACAAATATGTCAAGGCCGACTAGAAGGCCCGCCCTCCGCACGTCTCGCGCCCCGCCGCTTACCCCGCAGTTTTTCTTTTTTCCCAAACGAGTTTTTTATTCGTCGCCCGTCGGTGAGTTACAGAATACTCGCAGAAAACATCTTTCGCCTGAGAACGGGTGCGTTTATACTCGTAACTGTGGGGCGGCGGTAAAGGCCCCAAGCAAACAAAAGGGAGCAAATCAAATGAACACCAACACCTTCAACGCCTTCGTCGCCATCAACGCCCAGCTGAAGACCGTCACCACCCGCAAGCGCCTCGCCAAGAACGTCCTGGGCTCGCGCCACCCCATCACCTCGGAGCTGCGCGGTCAGCAGCGCATTCTCCGGGCCCAGCGCGCGGAGCTGGCCCTGGAGCTGGGCGACATCGTCTTCATCGGCCAGGACGCCAGCCCCGAGGCGCTGGTCGCGGCCCACGGTGTTGACGAGGGCGCCTACGTCGAGGAGCTGCTCACCGCCGCGGCCGAGATGGGCGCCGACGACGCCGAGTAGCACCCCCGCTACCACCCGCGAGCCGGGCCAGGTGGGCTCGCGGGTGGGGACGGAGGTGGTACCGATGGCAAAGACGACGGAGGGCACGACGATGATGCGCGACGGCGAGGTTTCAAGGGCGATAGGCGACAACACCCCGATCTACACGGTCGAGTATACCGGCGTGCGATGGGAGCAATTCGGATGCGTGTACTACCGCGAGTACACCGACGCGCGCAAAGCGGCAGACAAGGCGATCGCGAACCATGACGCTATGGCCGTCTATGTCGTTCGCGTCATTGGCTGGAAATCGGAGCGCGTGTGAATGCGCTTCTCGCGGTGCGAGCTGGGGGCAATTAACAGCGCCTTATCGCAGGCGCTAGCAGGTCCTCTAGAGGGATTCGAAAACGAAGAAGAAGAGGACGAAGTACGCGATCACATGGAATCAGCACAGGAAAAGATTCAGACGAGACTTGCAAAATTAGACGCGAGGGTCCGATGACTTGGTGGCAGATCGCGCTTATCAGCGCCGGATGGGCTTCGCTTATGGCCATCGTCGATTACTTGTACAGAGACTACTAAAAGGCGACCTGCACAGCGCGCCTTGGCGGCAGGGCGTGCGATGGAGGGCGTGACCATGGGCAAGGACCTCGTAGAGCTGACGGAGCGTGTGGAGGCGGCGGCTGAGTCCATCGTCGCCTGGGCGTGGGCTGACTCCAGGGTGCACATGTCGAAGATTGCGGTGGCGGTGGCGCTGTTGCAGGACATGACCACCAACGGGGACCGCCTGCCCACCGAGGAGGAGTGCGGGCAGCTGGTGTGCGGCAACCTCGAGCCGCTGCGGGAGGTGTTCCCGAACACGGACCTGTTACTGGCGCGGCGGATTGGGTCGTGACGCCGCACGAGTATTTCGCCCTGTGGGCCATCCTGCGCGTGCTGTACGACACGGGCGGACCGGACCCGCATTGGGTGTTGCAGGTGATGAGGGGGCTGCTGCGAACGCGGGTGGAGGGCCTGGGGCGCAAGGAGGGGAAGACGGCGCACGAGGCGCACCTGGAGGATGCCAGGGCCTTCCCTATCGGGCACGCGGCACGGCTGTATATGCTGCACGCCATCCAGGGGCCGACGTACCTGGTCCAGGAGTGGGTAGAGTACACCCGGGGGGCCGTGCTGGTGGGGCACAAGTCTGAAAGCCCGATTTGGAGCGGCCGATGAGACCGCCGCAGCCCTGCCCGTTCTGCGCCTCGCTGCTGGCGTACGTCTTCAAGCGGTCGCTGTGCCCCAGCTGCGGTGTGGAGCTGCGCTCGGATCTGACGACCATGCTGGACCCCGCCGGGTGGCGGTGGACGGCGATGTGCGGCGCCTGCGGCAAGGACTTGAAGAAGGAGGCGCTCGACTACTGCAAGGAATTAGGCATCACCCCAGCATGCGAAGCGTGCCTGGGCACAACAAACGGCGAACACTAGGAGAGAACATGCTGGCGATGATGGTGTTGGTGGCGGCGCTGTTGGGCTTCCCGTGTCCGAACGGGCTCGTCTGCGATGCGGGAGAGGTGTGCGACACCGAGAACGATTGCGTCCCAGCGTGCCCCACCACGCCGGAGCCGGGCCACCGCCTGGAGACGCCTTGCGAGGACCTGTGGGACTGTCCGGGCGGGGAGCTGTGCAGCGCCGCCCACTACTGCTTCCAACCGTGCAACTAGGAGAACACCATGTTCAAAGAGCTGAAACCAACCGACCCCAACTACCCGCGCTTCGTGCAGCTGAACACCGAGCTGACAGCCCTGCGCCGCGCCATGCGCCTGCTCAAGCAAGAGCGGGAGACGCTACTCACCGGGCAAGCGCCCACCCGTCGGCCGACACCGGCGCTGGGTGTCCCGGTAGGTCCGCCGCCGGCTGCGCAGCCCGTCTTCTCGCCCGCCCCGGCGGGTGCGCCTCGGGTCGCCACCGCGCCGCCCACCAGCGCCATCCACGGCGACCTGGCGACGATGGTGCGCAGCACGTTCGAGAAAAACCCGGGCGTGCTGTACACGTCGGCGTCCATGGCCAGCGCGGTCGGCGTCGGCACGGCGCTGCAGCGGCCCGTCGCGAACGCCATCAAAGGCCTCCTGCGCGAGAAGGTCGTCACCGAGGTCACGCGTAACAAGTACGCCCACCTCGTCCTGCAGGAAGCCCCCACCAGCGACGGCCACACGTCGGACAAGTAGTCCTTGCGCGACGAGCCCCACCCGCGCTACACAACCGGGTGGGGCTTTTCCGCCCACACAGGAGGGGTCATGCCGCTGAGAACGTTTTTGAAATGCGTCGCGCTGGGGGTGCTCGACAACGTGCGCGCCGTCGTGCACGAGCACACCGTCGGGCGGCTGCGCCGGGTGTGGGCGACGGCCACTTTCCCGCTGGTCACGGAGCGGGCGGACGACCCGAAGCTGTGGCGAGCCAGCCTGCGCACCGCCTGGGGTGGCCTGGTCCACCGCCACCCGGACGCGCTCGACTATTTCGTCTTCATGCGGCGCAACGTCGAGGCCACCCGCCGCATGTCGCGGGACGACCACCGCCGGGCTGTGCACTGATGGCCCGGGTCACGCTGAAGAGCACGGCCCAACAGCTGGCGGAGGTGGCCGAGACGCTGGCCAAGGCGCGCGAGCAGCTGAAGGACCACCCGCTGGCCGGGTTGTGGGACGAGCTGCTCGAGCACACCGAGACCGAGGTCCGTAACCAGTCCAACCACGAGGCCGAGCTGGCCAAGGAGGAAGCCGATGGCGACGCGTAGGTACGTGGCAGCGGGTGGCTTCGCCTGGGCTGAGCCGGAGCTGCAGGTCGGCGAGGCGGCTGAGAGCCTGGTCGAGGTAGTGTCCGGCAGACTTTCGGCGGCGGAGATGCGGGCGGCGGCTGGCAAGCGCCCTTCGGCCGCGTCCGTCCAGCTGGCCCGCGGCTCGGCGCTGGAGCTGGGCGTGTCGGCTGCGCTCCGGGCCACCATCACCGACGGGCTATGCGCCGCCTGGGGCGCGCTGCTCCGCACGGGCCTGCAACCCCACGCCCTGTCCGTCGGGGATCGCTGGTTTCTCCCGTCCCTGCTCCGCGTTACCCCCGCTCGCTGAGAATTCTCTTTCGCTTTCAGCTGCCCGTGCGTACTTTGAGCCCAGGAGGTTCAAATGCGCACGCTGGCGGCTCTGGTGCTCACTTTCTCGATGGTCGGGTGCGGTGGCGGGGCGCTCGAGCAGCGACTGCCGGACGGAGCGGCCTGCGTGTCGGACGGGCAGTGTGGTGGGACGGCCAACGTGCGCGCCGTGGCCCCGGGCGTGCCCGTCACCGCGGTGGACGGGACCTGCTTCGTGGGCTCGTGCTGCACCCAGTACGACTCGCCCGGTTGGCGCTGTGTGGTCTGCAACGGGGAGCCCACGTGCTGGGCCACCCCGGCGCCCACCCCGCCCCCTGCCGCGCCGGCGGACATGGCGCGGCTGGACTTCGACGCCCTACCCCACTGCACGGCGCAGCTGCTCGACGGCGGGGGCCAGGGCCCCATGATGTGCGACGGCGGCACGCCCGGCTCGGGTGCGTAGCTTTTCCGCTTGACACCCCTCCCCGAGGGTCTATCCTCGGGGTCATGTCGAACATCAATCCGAACCTGAAGGACACCCGGGCCCTCGACACCCTGCACGAGGATCCCAAGAACGCCCGCCGCCACCCCACCCGCAACCTGGACGCCATCAAGGTCTCGCTCGCCCAGCTGGGCCAGCAGAAGCCCATCGTGGTGGACAAGGCGGGCAAGATCATCGCGGGCAACGGCACCTACCGCGCAGCCAAGGCGTTGGGGTGGGACAAGCTGGCCGTGGTGGAGTTTCAGGGCACGGCCAAGCAAGCGCGCCAGTTTGCCCTGGCCGACAACCGCACGGCCGAGCTGGCCGAGTGGGACGTGTCGGTGCTGCAAGAGGAAATGCGCGGCATCGGCGCGGCCGACTGGGGCCCGGTGGGCTTCACCGAGGACGAGCTGCGCGACATGACGGGCCAGCTGCCCAGCGCCAGCAACCCCACCGCCGACGGGGGCGAGCAGGACACCGCCGGGGCCGACCTGCGCCACTCGGACGACGACATCGGCAAGACGCCCGAGGACAAGCTGGACACCTTCATGAACAATGCCCTGCGCCAGATCGTGCTCATCTACCCCGCGGCGGAGCATGCCCGCGTCGTGGCGGCGCTCGAGCGCATCGCGGCCGACAAAGGCCTGCCCGACAACACCAGCGTGGTGGACTACCTCCTGCGCGCCTACGCGACGGGGTCGTTCGATGCATGAGCTACAGGGCTCGCGCCGGGCTCTGGACCTGGACGCGTACAAGATGCGGGCAGCCGAGGACAGCGACATCGGCACCCTGGTCACCGAGAGCACCGTGCTCACCGTCGGCGGGCGCATCGCGGCGGTCTACGTCAACATGCAGGAGGACCTCGAGCATGTCCGGCGAGCCTTCGAGAAAATCCGGTACGTTGACGACTATCGAACGGCCGGGCTCAAGACTAATTCCAGGACCATCGGGTACCTGCCGCGTAACACGCTTCGGCGCGATTTCTGTACAGCTACGGGAGCCGCGGGGGAGCATCCGGCTGAGCACGCGGTGGCATGTAGCCTGGCCGAAGTGGTGGATGCATACTATGCACGGTGGAACCCCGAGCAGCACATGGCGCATCTGGGCCTTGCCAGGGAGAAGTTTCTACCAGATTACCGCCTGGGCCAGACCCCCTTCACTTCCGGCATTATCAATGATAACAACCCTTTGAAGTACCACTTCGACTCGGGCAACCTGAAGGGGGCGTGGTCGGGGATGGTGGGCTTCAAGCGTGGCATCGAGGGCGGTCACCTGGCGACGCCGGAGCTGCTCGGCCCCGACGGGAAGCCACTGGGGTGGGAGATATCCGACCGCTCGCTCATCCTGTTCGACGGGCAAGGCGTGCTCCACGGCGTGACGCCCATTAGGAAGACGCGCATGGACGCGCACCGCTTCACGGTGGTGTTCTACTCGCTCCGCGCCATTTGGAACTGCAAGCCGCTGGGCGAGGAGCTGGCCCGCATCCGCCGGCTGCGCACCGAGCGCGAGCAGAAGCGGGCCAAGGGCGGCCACAACCCGAAGGCGCCCGGAGCCGGGAAGTGACCCCCACGGTGCTGTTCGTGGTGGGAGAGCCTGGCGCAGGGAAGACGACGCTGGTGCGGCGCCTGCTCGGGGAGTATGCCCGCCCGTTTGTGGCCGGGAAGGTCAAGTGGACGGTGGCCCCTGGCGCGTGCGCCGCGGGTACGTACACCGGCGGGACGTTCGACGGCGCGGACACGGTACCGTACGACGGCGCGCTGGCCTGCCTCGAGTGGTGGCGGGACGCCGGCCTGAGCGCGCCAGGCAGGCCCCTCACCATCTTGGACGGAGACCGCTTCTCCAATGCGTCGGTGGTGAAGTGGTTCCAGGACAACGCGCCCGGGGTGCGCCTGGTGTGCCTGCACCTGGTCACGCCCGAGGCTGGCAGCCGCCGCGTGGCCCGCGGGTCCAAGCAGAACGAGACCTGGGTCAAAGGGCGGGCGAGCAAGGCGCGAAACTTCCACGCGAGCTTCCCGGGCGACAAATTTCAGCTGGATTCCTCCTTGCCCGCCGACGGCTTGGCCACGGTGCTGCGAGCCTGTCTGGAATAGCTCCTTTCGCTTCGTCCGCCCGCGCCGTAGGGTAAGGCATGGACGCTTCCACCCCGTCGTACCGCCTCTTCAACCGCACCCCGACCGACGTGACCATCCCGCCGCCAGGCGCGGTCGTGGGCGGTGGCCTGCGCGGCTGGAGCCGCCCGTGGGAGGACGTGGTGGTGCCCGGCGAGGCGCCGGCGTTCGTGGAGGAGGACGGGACGCTGGTTATTGCGCGGTGCGCGGCATGGCGCTGATGCGCGCGTAGGTGCGGCCGCAGGTGGTGCAGCTGCCCATGGACAGGCCCGGACCGCGCTTCTTCAGCGGCACCTGACCTCGGGGGCACTTCTGACAGGGGACGGTGGGTAGGGTGCTGCGGCGGTCGTCCTTCAACGGTTCACCCGCAGCTTGCCACGGGCGTGGGTGCGCCATGGCCGCGCGTCCGCCCCGCCGAAGACCGCCCGCTCCTGCGCGCCGGCCCGGAAGATACCGTAGCCGCCCGCCTCCAGCTGGAAAGGGCCGGGCAGCCGCCGCAGGAAGTCCCAGGGGCCGGGGCCGTGCGGGTCGAAGTAGCTGGGCGTCACGAAATTGCTCACCTGCACCTGGCCGACGTAGTAGCTCGAGGCCTGCACCGGGTCGCAGAGCTCGAACGCCATGGCCGAGCCGTGCGGTGACGCGCCCAGGGTGTCCGCGTAGAGGTTCGCGTTCGGGTCAAACTTCGCCTCCAGCACCTCGTGGCTGACCACCGCCGCCACCGAGTCGCCGCTGGACCCCGCCGCCAGGATGCCGCCGCCCGCGTCCAGCACCGCCCTGACCCCCACGACGCCCGAGATGACGCCCTTGTCGTCTTCGCTGTGGTAGCCGAGCACGTCCGTTTCGTCCAGGGCGTCCACCACGTCGATGCGTAGGTCGCCCGGGAGCGGCACCTTGCCCGCCACCACCGCGCACGACAGCCGCCGCCACGCTGGCAGCACGTCGCGGTTCAGCTGGACGTTGACGGCCTGGGCGATCAGCTCGACCGCCCGGTCCGGGACCAACGTGCTGCGGTTGACGAGCAGGAAGTTCACTTCAGGCCCCGCGCCGCCAGGTACGCGCTCGCGCCCTTGGCCACCTTCACGTTGACCGCCGCACCCGGGGACGGGTTGGCCAGGCGCTGCGCGGCGCAGATGACCGCGTCCAGGCCATGGACCTCTTCGGCGTGGCCGATGGCACCCCAGTCGACCGAGCCCGAGGAGAACGCGGCGCCGACGTCAACGAGCGCGGCCAGGACCAGGTCCTCCGTGCACTTCAGCGCGGCGGCCACGGTCGGGTGAGCCGCGAGCCAGGCGCAGCCGCCCGTCCCGAGCGCCAGGATGAGCACCAGCGCCGCGCCACCGCGCGAGAGCACCACCTTGGCCAGCCCCATCAGGTCGGCCTTCTTGACGAGGGCATAGCCGCCCGCGGCCAGGACCGCCACGTACATGGCCGAGCCGACCATCGCCAGGCTCAGCGGCTGGGCCGCCAGGAGCGCGTTCGCGGCGCCGCCGATGAGGGCCAGCCCCAGGGCCAGAACAGCGCCCCCGCGGTCGCTGGCGACGAATGCGCCGACCTTGCCCGGCACCCGCGCGCCGTACTTGCGCGCCACCGCCACGAAGCCGATGAGGATGGTGGCGGCGAGCAGGCGATAGTCGCGGTGCATCACGGCGTCGTAGGCGGTCTTCAGAAAGGCTTGGATGTCCATGAGTTAGCTCCTCTTTCGGTTGCGGCGGGCGGGCCTGCCAGCCGCTTCGACGGCAAAGCGTACATCCACCTTGGCCGACAGTCCAGCCAAAAGAGACTCGGTGCGCTCCCCGCGCTCCTTCACCTCTTTCAGCGTTTCATCCTGGTGGGTTAGGCGCTGAGTCAGCTTGCCCCACAGCACACCCAGCCCGAGCAGGTTGATGCCGATGGCGATGAAGAGGCCCACGACGGCCACAACAGCTTGAACGCTCCACATTTCAATAGCTCCACTGTGCGAGGTGGCCGACCCACGGGCGGGTGTCGACGTGAACGAAGCCAGGGTAGAGGCCCACCCCGCCCAGCTTCGGCAGCTTGCCCGCCCGCCACAACGAGATGATGAGGTCGTGGAGCGCCTGTGGGGACAGGCCCTCGGCGCGGATGTCGGCCGCGCGCCCCTGGGGGTGCTGGCTCTTGTCCGGCGGGGCCTTGGAGCCGTCCTTGGGGCTGGCGTCGTACAGGCGCTTGTCGTAGCTGGGCGTGCGGTACCCGCTCAGGATGGTGACGGGCACGCCAGCGGCGACACGGATGGTCTCGAGCACGCCCACCAGGTCCACCAGGCGGTCGCCGCGCCACTCCTCGGGGTACGGCGTCCCGTCATGGCAGGCGAGCTCTTCCAGGGAGAAGTGTGCAGTGAGGGGCGTCATGGCTTACCCGCCCGCCACGTCGAAGCTGACGCCGAAAAAGGTTGTACCCACCGCCGCCGAGCAGCCCGCAACCACGACGGCCGTCTCCACGGTCGAGCTGCCCGAGCCGCCACCACCGATGTTGGAGGGGTCCTCCGTCTCGCAGCCGTACCCGTTGGCCCAAATGGGGAGCAACGCATACCCGTCGCTGGACGTGGTGACCAGCGTGCCGCCGCTGTTGTACCAGAGGCCACCCGAGAGGTAGAGGTTGTCCATGCCCGTCGCCGACATCGCGGCGTTCGGGTAGCCCGAGCGCCGGTAGGGCGAGTCCATGAACGCGGTGCCGCTGGAGTGATAGTTGATGCGAATGCGGAACGGGTCACCAGCGTTGTGCGCCAGCCACGACCACCCGATGCCCATCACCCGCCCGCTGTGCGCGCGCAGCTTGCCCGCCACCTCCGACGCGCCTGTCATGGTGCCGGTGCCATTCCAGCGGTCGACGGTCATGTTGGCCGTCGTGAAGGCCACCAGGTCAGGAGCGCCGATGAAGTGGCGCGTATACGTGTGCAGCGGTACACGGTAGTCGTAGATGTGCTGGATGGCGAAGATGCTGGCGAAGGTGGCCGGCACCCAGAACACACTCCAGAGGGCCCACGTGGCGTCGGGGGCGGCGGGGATCTGGGGCTTCGCGTTCGGCGTGCCGGCGACCACCAGCTGCTCCAGCTTGACCTGGCGGTTGGTCACCATGGACTGCGACGTCTTCACTCCGGTGGCGTCCTCGAAGCTAGTCGTGACGAGTGCGCCGTCCACCTCGGTGAGGCGCACGTAGACCGCGTCAAAGCGCGGGTTGGTGGGGTCGGCGGTGCCGAGGGTGGCGGCGATCTCGTTGGTCGTGAGGTAGTAGCACTGCACCTTCGGCGTGACGCCGTCGACGGCCGGGGTGGCCGGGGCGTAGAAGAGTGGCCCCGCGTTGCAACCGAAGCGGAGGTTGGTGCCAGTGGCGCGCGGCCCGCCCGAATGGCCGAGGCTGTACAGCGTGGCGGCGGTCGTGGTGGGCGGTCCAAGGTCGCGCTGGCGGAGGCGCATCATGGCCCCCAGGGCGAAGTCGTTCAGGTACGCGCGCCCACCGGCGGACAACGTATTGAAGTCGGAGGGCTGGAGCACCTCACCGATGGAGACGACGGGACGGGAAGACAAGATCGACATGGTGGCTCCTTCTACCAGGGTAGGACTACGCCTACCCGCGGGTCAAGTGATTTTCACGCGCGCGGTACCTGTAACGTCATAGGTGGGGCTGTAAGCCTCGATTTCCACGTCCTCGGGGTACGGAACGGAGGCGGGGGCGGTGTACAGGCCGGAACCGCTGATGGTGCCGGTGACGGCATTACCGCCGACGTTTCCGTTCACCATCCACGTGACGGTGTCGGCGAAGCGGGTTTGGACGGTGAACTGCTGGGTGACACCACCGTGCGCCACCTGGGCGGCGGGCGGGGTGATGGTCACGATCTGGTAGCTGTCGTTGCTGAAGTCGAGGGCGTGCTCAACGAACACGTCCACACCACCCGCCGCCCACAGGCGCATCGCCGCCGCCACCGCCGCCGCGGTGCCGTTGTCGGCTGTCGCCGGGACGATGACGTAGATGTCGTGCGGGTGCCCGTCCCAGCGGTGGCCCGACACGCCCCAGAACGCGCGGCCGCCGGCGAAGCCAGGGTCCCAGTACCCGCCCGCGTCGATGCGCCCTTCGCTGATGTGGATGATGTCGGACACGCCAGCCCCGGCGATGATGGCGTTGCCGATGGCCAGGAGGGCCGACTTGGTCAGGGCGTCCTGTGGGGACTCGAGGCGGGCAAGCAAAGCCCCGTCGCTCTCGTTGGTCTGCCGCCGGGTGCCATAGTCGCGCGCATGGGCGTCCAGCCAGATGCCGAAGGCCTGCTTGAGGTAGATGATGTTGACCCAGGCATCGATTTGGTCCCACGCCTTGCCGAACAGCTTGGCGAAGGCGCCGACCACCACCTGGGGGTTGACCTCGGTGCTGTACCAGCGCGGCAGCGACGCCAGCGCCAGGTTGTACAGCTCCTGCTCGTGCGAAGTGAGGGCCGACACGGGTGCCTCCTAGCTGACCGTGATGTTGGCGGCGATGGTGCGCAACAGGATGCTCCGCCGGCCAAAGCCGTCCACCGCGGACACCGTACCCGCCGGGATGTTGACCACCACGTCCAGGATGCCGTCGGGGTCGACGGTGGCCACCGCGTTTTTGATGAGGGTGAGGGTGAGGTCCTCGCCGATCTTCAGCTTGTTCACCCGCCCGACCACCGCGTTGCGCACGTCGGTGAGGGAGACCGCCACACCCGGGCGCAGCGTGAGCGAGACGTTGATGGTCGGGATGGTGTACACCGTGCCGCCGAAGACGTTGACCACGACGCCGGCCGACCGCCAATTCTCGATCTCGGTGGCCACGTTGGAGATGAGCGTGGGGCTCGAGCCGCCGCCCGAGTCGCTGATGAAGAGGGACACCGTGCCGTCGCCCGGCTCAGCCGCGATAGCGTTGGCGCAGCCGGCAACGGTCTTGGCGCCGAATTCCAGCGCCGCCAGCGTGCCCCGGCGCAGCGTGGTGAAGAACGCTCGGCAGCGGTCCTTGAGGCTGTCGTCGTCCTCCTCTTCGGCCCCACCCGCCGCGCGGGCAGCGTTGGTGATGGTGAACGTGTCAAAGAGGCCCGTGGTCACCAGGCGGTTGATGGCGCCAGCGGCGACGTTACCCACCACGCCGTTCTGGGTGCAGGTGCACGCGATGCTGTGGGTGAGCGCGCCGACGCTCCACCCGTCGTCCGCGTTGGTGATGTACTGCACCTCGTTGCCGAGGCTGTCCTTCTGGGTGGCGACCACGGTGCCACCGGGAATGGTACCCGTAAGCACACCCGAGGAGCGGGTGAACGTCACGGTGACGGTGGCCGCGTTGGCCTGCTCGCGCTGGATGCCATAGCGGTCGTCGGCCAGCGTGGTCAGGTCGTCGCCGAACGCCCCGTCGAGGAACGTGGCCTTGACCCGCGACGCAGCGTACTCCGTCAGGTGGTCCGCCATCGCGGCCGCCGCCGCCTGCTCCATCTCGGTGATGTCGCCCGTGTCGAAGGTGAGGTCGGGCCGGCGGTTGATGGCCTCGGCGCGGCCCGCCTGGAAGTAGTCGTCAAACGTCGGGGCAGAGGCCATGTTACACCGTCCTCTTGAAGGAGAATTGCATGGGGCGCAGCGTGCGGCCCTTGGCTTGCGCCACCACGACGATGCGCACGCCCGGGTCGGCGCCGAAGAACTCCTGGGTAACCGTCACCTCGAGCACCTTGTCGATGCGGCGGTCCTGGGCCACCTGGGAGCGGATGCGCGAGGTGAGCTCGTCCTGGACTGCTCGCGTGTAGGGCTTCTTGACGTAGGTGTCCACGCCGACGCCATAGTTCGGCTTCGCGCGGTAGGTGCCCGGCGCGGTGAGCATGCGGCGCAAGATGGCGCGGCGCAGGTTCTCCTCCGCCTCGACCGTCTGCCAGTCGCCCTTGCCCGTCACGACGGGTGCGCCATTGAAGAATTTGTCCTTGCCGTAGACGTCGCGCTGCGCCGCCGTGAGGTCGGTGCTGGCGGGGGCCGGGCCGCCGAGCGGGCTGGCAAGGGGGAACTCCAGCGACGGCACGGGCCTACTTCTTCTCCGGCCGCCGGACGATGGTGCCGTCCTGGTAGACCTGGTCGTTGGGGCTCAGGTGATAGGCGTCGATGATGGCTGCCTTGCGCTGCGCGCGGCTCGCGGCAGCCTCGTGCTCGTGCTGCTCCAGCTGGGGCGCGCTGCACTGAATCAGGTTGGCCTGGCACTGCCCAGCGGTTTGCTGCGCGGCGAGCAGGTTGTGCTGGAGAGTCTCCACCGCCTCCTCGAGCTGAATCACCTCCAGCTTCAAACGGTCCACCTCCGACACCACCTCCAGCTCGGCGCCCGCCGCCCGCGGCGAATCTTCAGCATCGGCCGGGGCCGACATGTGCGGCCAGGCGAAAGCAGGGACACCCGTCAACAGCACCAGCATCACGGCGAACGTTTTCATTAGAACACCACCTTTCCACCGCTCGCTGCGGTGGCCATGCCACTATCCGCGTTCGTCTTGAACGTGTCAAGGTTGCCGGAGAGGGTGGTGGAGCTGGCCGCCAGCTGGGAGCCGTTGTCGGTGTCGTAGACCCCGCTGCCATCGGTGCGAACGATGTACGATTTCACCTTTTTGATTTGCCCGTTCGAGTCCAAGCAATTGAACGTAGCGACCTTGTCCCCGTTCGAGAGGTAGGTGACTTGCACCAGGTTGAAGGTCAGGCTGGTGGAGATGGAGACGACCGCCGAAGAGGCCCGCGCTTTGTGGGGCCCACCGACGGCGAACGAGCCCACTACCACCAGGGCCAGAAACAGACCGAGAATCTTCTTGGACATCATGGGCTCTCCTTATTGCGTGCAATCGTAGGTATAGATGTACGTACCGGCGACGAGCGCCGTCCCGCCCGACTTGATGACAAACACGGACGTCGTGGTGCTGGCACTATCAACGTACAGGGCGGCCGCGCCGCTGAGTGCGGATGCGGCGGGGTTGACAGGGGCAATCTGGCAGTGCGGGGCGTTCACCCACGTGGAGTTGAAGGTTACGGTGGCGCACGTCGCGCTGGCCGTTCCAGTGGACGTGCCGGTGAGGGTGATCGTTCCGGCCGCATCGTGAGCGTTCGCGTCGAGCGTAACCGTCTGGGTGCCACCGAGGCACGCCCCGGCCGCTTTCGTCGGAGCCGTACCCGCGCCACTCGGGTGCTGAACATACGCGTACGAGAACGGCCCGGCGCTGGTGCCGAGCTGGCGCGGCGCTCCGGCAGAGGAGAACGACGTGCCGTCCATAGTGTACATTCCGGCGCCGCCGGTGAGGAAATTGACGGTGCCCGACCCGCCGAGTTGGAAGCCGTCGCCAGAGTTGTTTACGAGCTTGAACGCGATGGCGGTCCCGGTCAGCGTCGTGAACGTGCTACCGTCGTAGGCAAGGGACATGCGCTCCACGCCAGCGGTCTGCCACGAGAACAGCTTACCACTCGTCAGGGCGGTGACGTTATTGAACGCGCAGCCGATGGACGACGCGCCGTCGGCGACGTTGCAATTGAGAGTGAAGCCGGTGGTGTTGGTGGCGGACTGGGAGCTCTGCCCGATCGCCGCGTTCGGCCCGAAGCCCAGGTTGCCCGTCTGCAGCCACAGCGCCCACGGGCTGGTGATGGATGCGTTCGTACCAGCAACGGGCGGGCCGCTGAGCGCGAGCGTAGCCGCGTTCGTGAACGTTGCGGTGGCCGACGCGCCGGTGAGCGTCGGAGCCTGGATCAGGTAGAACCGCTCCGTAGCGACGGTACCCGCGGCGAACTCCCACGTCTGGTTCAGCTGGTAGTTGACGGCGCTGTACTCGGTGGCGGCGGTGAGGGCCGTCGAGCCACCACCGATGATCGAAAGCGCGTTCAGCCCCGCGCCGGATTGCGCGCGCTGCTGGAAGCGGAGGCGCCCGCCGTTGAACAGCACCGGCCCCGTGGCGCTCGCATTGCCGAACGTCATCGACGTCGCGTTGGTGTTGCCGGTACCGAACGCCATCGTGCCGGCGACGCTGATGTCAAGGTTGTTGCCGGACGCGGTGTAGTTACCCAGGGAGCCGCCGCCGCAGGCGCCCCACGTCAACCCCGTGGCCTGCGCGCTCGCGGCCTGGAGACACGTGCCGTCCGCGCCGACACCGAGGCGGGCGAACGTGGTGCCGTTGAACGGGAGGAGGTCACCCTTCGTGGTCACCGGCCCGTACACCACCAGGTTGTCAACGGGACCGATGAGGGTCAGGTGCAGCTTCCCGTTCGTGCCCAGCCACTCATAGTTCGTGCTATAGACGGGCAGCGGGTCGCTCGCCTGCGCCGTGAGGCCCTGGTAGGTGCCCTGCACGATGGCGGTGCGCACCGCGAGGAGCGCGTTCATAAGCGAGTTGTAGTCGGCCGCCGCCCAATACTTCGTCGGGTCGGCCGTCGAGGGCAACGGGTGCAGGTCCGACTTCGTCGGTGGCAAGGTGGTGTTGGTGGTGATGAAGTCCGCGTGCCCAGCAACCGGACACAGGAGCAACGCCAGAACGAGGAAGGTGCGCTTCATGAATGTCTCCTTAGCCCGTCACAAAGAAGTGCCTGTAATCGGCGTTGGTGAATTGCCAGGTGCTCCCAGTGTCGGGCAGGGCCAACACCTGAAGCGTGTTGGTGCCCGCCACCATCGGGATGGGAAACTTGCCCGTCCACCGGCCGTGGGTGTTCTGCGCAGAATGGATGTACTGCGGGTAGCTGCCCGTATAATCGGTGGTGCCATTCGAGTTGACGCAACGGATGCCGAAGTAGCACGCCCAGATGCCCGCCGTGGTGAGAAATGCGCTGACCTGGAGGTCCACCGTGTAGGTCATGGAAAGCGGGGCGTTGAAGGCCCACGAAGGGCCGTACGGGTTGTAGGACCCGTTCGTGATGCTGAACGGTGCACCCGGGTTCATGACCTGCGCGTCGCTGCCCTGGTACCCGAAGCCCGCGCGCAGGCCATCGACCAGCGCGGCCGGGGCGTTGTTGCCACCGGTTATGGAGTCCTGCTTCACGGTACCGCCGGTGATGGCGTCCATGTACGCAGCGATCTGCTTGGCGATGGCCGTGGCGGTCGCCGTGGGGGAGAAGGGCATCGGTCACCCCGCCTTCACGATGGTGGCCGAGGCAGCCGGGTTCTGGGTGACGGGGAAGCCCATGCTGTCGGTGGTGCCCTGCACCAGTACCGCCAGGTTGGCCTGGGGGCCCAGCTTCACAGCGCCGGTGACAGCGGGGGCGGTGACGGTGACGCTGCCCGTCAGGGACTGCGTCTGTACGGTCACGTTGCCCTGGGTGGAGGTGACGGCGATGTCGCCCTGGCCCGAGACCTGGATGCCGCCTCGAGGGTTGATGATGACCAGGGTGTCGGCGTCCAGCGACGACGGCACGGAGCGGGTGGACAGCTCGCCCACGATGACGGGCCCGTTCTAGAGCTCACCACGCGGCACCATCACCATCACCTCGGTGCCCGGCGGCGGGATGCGCCAAATTCCCGAGCCAGGTCCGCCCGCCAGGGCCCCCAGTCGGCAGGTCACAGCTTCCTGGCGCGGCATCAGGTCCACCTCCACCAGGACGTCCACAGGGCTGCCCGTGTCGTCGGTCTCCAGCGAGTAGTGGCTGGTCTCGTTGGGCCGCTTCACCACCAGGCCCAGGGCGCAGTGCACTCGCCCGTCCTCGAGCGCATCCCGCACCTCGGCGCGGTTGACAGTGCGGCCGCCGAGCCGCCCGCGGTTGACCCTACTGGCCATTGCCGTCCCTCCCGACGCTGATGAAGTTCACTGCTTCGGCCTCGATCTGGATGCCGCTGTCAACGGCAAACGTCAGGTCCACCGCCTTCGTGTAGAAGGGCTGGCGAAACTGGTTGATTTTGTCGTATTCGTTGGCGATGAGCGAAGCCACAAGCCCATCGTACCCGAGCGAGAGCAGCTTGTCAATTCGCTCGTCGACGGACAGCTCGCGCAGGTCCTCCGGCTTGATGGCGTCGAAGCCGATCTGCAGCGGGTCGCCGGGCCGCAGCCAAATCAAATCGTTACCGTCCAGGTCCTTCAGGTCCTTGGTGCTGACGCGGTACGCTGCTTCGTTGCGGGCGAGCGCGTTGTAGTACATCGTCGCGTAGTCCAGGAGCACGCCCGGGTCGTTGACGCCGTCGACCACCACCTCGCGGACCTCGTCCTTCTTCGTGCCGATGCCGGTGGTGCGCGTCTTGGCCGTGGGCGGGTAGACCGCGCTGATGGGCGTCATCTTGACCGGGTCGTAGCTGATGCACTTGATCTGCGGGACGGTCTCCTTGCCCATCTTGCGGTTGACGTCGAGGCTGGACAGGTCCCGGCCATAGGCCACCGACCGCAGCCTGCCCGTCGTGGCATCGGTGAGCACCTGGGGCTTCGAGATGACCACGTCGGTGCCGCGCACGAAGACGATGAAGCCATGGCGGATGCAGAGGCGGTAGATGACGTCCCAGTAGTTGCTGCCACCCTTGACGGGGACGCCCTTCTTGTTCGTGTGCACGTGCCCCTTGCCCGTCGTGGGCACGCGCAGGGTGGTGACGCCTTTCTTGGTGGTGTGCACGCTGTACTTCCCGGCGGTGACCAGCGCGTTGTTACGCTCGTCGTTGGGCGCCAGGGTCGGGGTCTCGGGCACGCCCACCACCTTCACAGTGAGCACCCGCCCGTGCGCGGCGGCGCCGCTGGCCTCGTCCACCAGCTGTTGCACCGTGTCGGCCAGGGGCAAGCCCACCGGCACCTTCTTCGTCGGGTCCCACTGGCGGTCCAGCATGAGCGCCGTGTAGTCGCGGCCGCTGACGCGGAAGGTGCGCCCGTCGGCGCTGGCGTGGTAGGCTGCTTCGTCCACCAGGCCGGCCACCGCCAGATTGTCGTAATTGTTCAGGTAGTCCTCGACGTTGCCCGTGAGGGTGTCGGTCTGGAACATGTACAGCTCCACCGCCATGCTGCGCACCAGCTCGGGGGAGAACGGGAAGGCGGCCGCGTCAAACTCCAGCTCGAAGGTGTCCGCCTCCTTGTACCCGTTCAGGTGCGCGCTGGCGGTCTTGGGGCGCACGTTGAGGATGGTCGGGTCGCTGTCGGCGCCGCCGAAGCCGTCGAAGACCACCTTCAACGTCGCGTAACACTGGGGGAAAAAGACGCTCATCGTTGCACCCAGTTAGGGCACTCAAGGTAGAGGCTGTGCACTCGCATAGGGTGGCGGCATCGGATGCAGTGGGCCGACCAGCTTTGCTCCAAATTCACCTCAAATTCAATGGCTTTGGCGAGCCACCACGTCCACCGCTCTGGTGTCATCGGGCCACCTTGGTGGACGGGATGACCAGCGTCTCCAGGCCCGAAAGGGTGAACGTCCTCAAGCGGTTACGCTCGTATATGTCGCGCCAGCGGTTGGGTGTCTGGTAGAACCGGATGGAGATGCTGTACAGCGACTCGCCCGCCTTGGGGCGGTACAGCGCCAGCGCATCCGGGTCCACACGCGCGGAGAGGTCCTGGGCGGCCCGCCAGGCGAGGTTCACCATGACCCGGGCCTGGTAGGCCAGGCCACGCGCCCAGGCCTCCAGGGCGAGCGTGGGGGCCGCCTGGAGCACCATCAGGGATGTATCACTGGGCAGCACCACCAAGGGCAACAGCGTGGCCGCCTGGACCTGCAGCGACCCGAAGGCCTGGGAGAGACGCGCCAGGGACGAAACGGGTTGGCTGCCCGCCGTGGGCACCTGGACCAGGAGCACCCGGTTGGAAACGATGCTGGCGATGAGGTCCACGGTGTCACCGATGGCCTGCACCTGGTCGCTCACGTCCGAGTATGTGGTGCCGGCGAGGTACTGCTTGGGGGCCTGGGCGTGCGTGTCCGTCATGGCCTGGTAGATGGCGCTGGCCTGCACCTGGTACGTGTTCGGGTTGGCCACCGCCGGCGGAGCCAGCGCCACCTGCTCGTCGCCCTCGCGGTAGTGGGGCGAGAAGTGCAGCACCCAGCGGTTGAGCCACTTGGTGCGGTAGGTGATGGTCACCTTGGTGATGATACCGACGACGTTGAGCCCCTCGAATTCGAGGCGCACCTTGTTCCCCCGCTTCGCGAGCGCCTCCATGGCGATGCGCGTCTGGTCGGCGAAGCCTGCGCCCGCATAGCGGTCGTCCCACTTCCCCTCCAGGTCGAAGTCGTCGTAGTTCCAGCCAAGCACCTGCTCGGTGGGGTTGCCCGACACGCCCGGGTAGTGCTCCTTGACCGTGCGCAGCGACACCGCGAACTCCCACGCGTTGATGGGGCTCGACTGGGTGTCGCGGTCCCACACGAACTTCGCCCCGCCGTCGCCGCTGGGGGTCAGTTCGGTGACCTTGAACTGGCGCTTGACGTCGCCCCCGTTACCCGTGGCGGGCGAGCCGCCGAACGTCGGGGCCGCATTGGCCGAGGTGTTGATGGGCATGGCTTAGAGGCTCCCGTGCAGCGCGTCGACCGCGGCGGTGGGGTTCTGGTTCAGCTTGCGGAAGGAGCGCGACAGGCCCATGGCGAAGCGGTCGGGGTCTTCCGACGCCACCTCGATCTTCTGGATGGTGACGTTGATGGGCGTGGGCTTCTTCACCTTGCGCTTCCCGTCCTCGCTGTCGAAGTCGGTGTACTTGATGCCCAGGCGATTGT